CGTCGTCCTCGCCTCGCGTGGTGATGTTCAGCAGCGCTGCCATCACATAGCGCTTGCCGTAGCTGACGCTTGACCCCACCGCCTGCACCGCGTTCTTACTGCCACTGTTGTCTAGCGGCAGGGTCATAGTGGTTTCCTCGCGATGCCCTCCCTTGTGCATCAGCACACCGGTTACCTCGATGCCGCCCTGGATGTTGTGGACACGGAAGCTGACCGCGAAGCCGTGCTTTTTCATGATCGGCTTGGCCACGTCGTTGATGTCCTCGAACGTGGCGTACTTGGTGTTATGGGCCTTGCCACGCTCGGCGATGCTCGGCATTTCGTCCTGCATCATCGCCATAGCGGCGTTGAACTGCTCCATGGCGGAGCGGTTCATGATGCGTTCCTGCATATCCAGCAGGCGCTCCAGCTTCTCAACGTCGAAGTCTGGCCGCTCCACCAGCTTGTCTATCATCGGGATCAGCGACTGGCTGGATGACTGTGCCGGCGCTGCCGGTGGCGCAGCCTCCTGGTGATGTGCAATGCTCTGACTCATGGTGATATGCTCCAATTGATTCGTGTTCGGATCGTCCGGCCCTGCCCAGACCTCACCCTGGACAGGGCCTCTTCATTCCTGCTCGGCGGCCCATACCTTCGCGGCGGCCTTTACGTCGCTCTCACCTAGCCGGTCGACAACCATGTGATAGAGCGTCTCGCGGTTATCCTCGGCAGCCAGCCAGTCGACGAACTGCTCGGCGGAGATTTCGCACTCACCTTCCATCAGCGCTTCGAACCTGGTGGGCGGTGCATCTGGGTCGAATTGCGGGAAATACGTAGACGTACTGTTGATGTCGATGGCTGCGCTCATGCGACCTCCTTCATTGCCAGATTCCGGCCAACACGCGTTATGGCGGCGCGAACGGCGCCAAGTCGACGCGATGCCACCATGCGCTCTGCCTTGAGCTCGCGAGCCTCCTGGCAGTGCCGGCATACACGCCCCTCGCAGATCATTTCCTGCCACACCTCCTCAAAGGAGATTGGGTTGTAGGGTCCTTCCTCCTCGTTGATTCCTTGCCATTCGTGGTAGGCGCGGGAAATGCAGGATTCGACGGGGCTGTTGTCTTCTCGGTCACAGCGGAACAGTGCATCCGCCCCTCGCTGTCTCAGCTCATGAACGCGGCCTGCCCAATAGGCGTGGTTGCGTATAAGGCGTTCATATCCCTGCTGGTTCATGCGGCCTCCTGCTTGCGATTGGCGGCGATCCAGTCGGCGAGCTGGTCGCGCTGCTCTGTAAGAGACGGGCGCCCCTCAAGTTCCGGGAAATCGGCGGACGACGCGTAGTGCTGGGTATTGCCGTTAAGACCCGAGCAGTGGATTCGGCTAACGAAAAAATCAGCGTGGTGAGTGACCTCATGGCTGATAGCGATATTGGGGATGCTGTCAGATGCGGACTCGACTAGATCGCTAATGCTGTTTAGTAATTCACGCTGGTCCGGTGTGCGCTTCATTAATGGCCTCCAGGGCCTTGTCGGCCTCGGTTAGTGATGTGACATGCACCCGATATAACCGGCGCTCGTGCCAAATTGTCGTTACTGCATCGCCGCCGCCGGTGCTGTCTGCAACGTCGATCAGGTGCAGAAGATCTCGGCCTTTGGCCTCTATGCTGATGCTGTCGCTCATGGCGCCCTCCAAAGCTCGACGGGCGGGCGCTGGCCACGGTTGTGCATGTCCAGCCGGTGCAAATACTTCTGCAGCCGGAAACGGTTGCGCCGCGCCTCGTTGGTGATGATGTGGTTGGCGCAATCGTCGGTGATGATTGGTTCTTGCTTGATGCCCAGCCGGAACCGGGCGGCGTCTGCTGTTCTCACTTTCGATTCCTCCTGTTGATCAGCCATTGTTCGATCAGCCCAGCGACGAGCAGTCCGGCTGCGGTCAGGGCGATTAACTGCAAGGCGTATGCCTGGGTTGCGTCGATCACTGGTCTCTCCTGTTTGTTTTTGGGAACACTCACGCGCACGGGGGCTCAGCCGTGCTGGGATCGGCCTGGATCAACGGGAGTGCTCTCAGAAAAAAGCCCTCCGGAGAGGGCAAGGCAGGGATTATTCGTGCTGGCAGATTGGCCTCTGCCAGCGCCGGCTATCAGAAACAACACACCCCTCATCATCTAATCGAGTGAATGGTTGTGTGATGCGGTGATTGCCGCATCGGAGAGGGCTGGCCGGTGCTGATCTCCGGCTTTTGCATCAATGACGCGCGCGAACGGTTCTGATGGTTCCTACCAAGCCGCTTGAAGATGTTTTATATGACGCCGTCCCCGGCGCGGAGCCTGCAATCTTGCGAACTACAGGATGCTTGGCCTACGTCATTGATTGCGCATCAGCCTGCGCATTCAGCCCTCTCCGATGCCCGCTCTATTCTCAGCCGAACGGGCAGGCTGTCTACCGCACTACGCAGCGGATCGCGACCATATTGCTAACGTCCGCAAAATGGTTGGCACTTGCGCAGCTCCCGCGCTCCCAGCGACCTCTCGAAGATGCAATCCCCTACGGGCGGCTGGGCTATTCATTGTTAAAGAGCGTTCCTGCTGCCGTGGGCGTTCTGCCCTTCGACGGTTATCAATGTACAACCTGATTTCGGGCGCGTCAAACACTTTTACGAATTAATTTTACCGGGAGCACCACGCAAGGGCCTCATAATGGCTTTGCTTTTTTGACAAGTCGGGAAAATGGTGTAAAGTGGTCGGCAAGATATGAGGATGCGCATATGACACTTGAACAGCTAATCACCAAGCTCGGAACATCAGAAATTGCTCGGACGTGCGGCGTTAGCCGCCAGAATGTCCACTACTGGAAGAAGCATGGCATGCCTTCGCGGCCTGCTGACAAGCTGCGTCGGCAAGAATTCGAGCGGCGTATCGCTAAGATGGCAGGAATGAAGCTGAAGGATTTGCGCGCTATTACAGCGCAAAAGGAGGCGGCAAAGGCCGCATAAAGAAAAGCCCCGATGGCGGGAAACCAGTACGGGGCTTTTGTTCACAAGCAACGAGGTAATTATGAGCAATATCACCGAAACCCGCAAGACCACCATGAGTAGCCGCGAAATCGCGGAAGTGGTCGAGTCTCGCCACGAGGAAGTGAAGCGCAGCATGGCTCGCCTTGCGAATCGAGGCCTGATCACTTTCACGCCGATGGCGGAAAAGTCCACGGGCGGCCGTCCTGGCGTTACCTACCACGTCAACAAGCGTGACAGCTACGTGGTCGTTGCCCAGCTCTCCCCCGAGTTCACTGCTCGGCTAGTTGATCGCTGGCAGGAGCTGGAACAGCAAGTCGCGCAACCCGCCTTCGAAGTGCCCACCACACTATCCGGCGCTCTTCGCCTCGCTGCCGATCAAGCCGATCAGATTGAGCAGCAACAACGCGAAATTGAGCAGGCTCGCCCCGCCGTTGAGTTTGTCGGGCGCTATGTTGAGGCCGGGACCACCAAGTCAATCCGCGAGACTGCCAAGATTCTTGGGGTGCCGGAAAAGGCGTTCATCAAGGCGATGATCGACGACAAGATCCTGTATCGACAGTCCGGCAATCTCCTGCCCCACCAGAAGCACCATGCTGCTGAGCGATTCGACGTGAAGACTGGCGAGCGGAATGGCCACGCCTACACGCAGACCCGCGTGACATCGGTGGGCGTTGACTACCTTGCTCGCGTGTATGGCCACTGGATTGGAGAGGCGGATAGCTGATATGTCCATCAAGAAAACGTCTGCAACGCGCCTCAGGAAGCGGGAAGCTCCGTATACGACGCTTCCCAACGAGTCGATCAAGTTGATCAAGAACACTGATGCGATGGCGATTTGGGTTCATCTCCAAACCAAGCCTGAAGGATGGGTCGTCAGGTCCAAAGAGATCCAAAAGCATTTCGGAATTGGTAGAGACAAGTATCGGAAGGCAATGACCTACCTGGCCAGCACTGGCCTTGTAAGCTATGTCAGCCATCAAGACGAGGCGGGGCATCTGCAAGGCACCGACATTGTTATCCATGCGACACCGATTGAGGTGGATCGCCGAGAGGCTGAAAAGCCGGTCCTTGGGCAATGGGCCACCGAGGGCCTGAAATTCCGACCGTCGGTTTTCCCGACTGTCGGAAAACCAGTCCCCTTAGTAATGGAAAGATCTAGTAGTAATGGAAAGACTATTAGTAACGATCAGCACGATGCGCTGAACAGTGCTTTCCAAGCGTTCTGGGATGCAGGCATGACCAAGGTAGGGAAGGCTAAGGCCAAAGAGGTCTTTGAGAAGTTGGTCGCTGCTGACGAACGACCGCCAAGCGAATTTGCCGACATGCTCTCACAGGACGTGAAGACTCGGCTAAGCGCTGGCGTTTTTGGTTTCGATAAGCTGCACCCCGCAACCTATCTCAATCAACAGCGCTGGGAAGACGAGATGCCGGAGCACTGCCCGCATGCCGCCATCGTTGCCGCCTGGAATGAGCTGCTGCCGGCGCACATCGAGAAGATCAGCGCCGACGACTGGACCCCTGGCAGCCGTGGATTCCAGTCGCTTGCAGCCGCTTGGGAGAACTTCAAGACCAAGCCGCGCGCCACCACCGGCAAGCCGGTGTTCACCGATGAGCAGGAAGGCATCGAGTTCTATCGCGAGGTATTCCGGCGCCTGGCCAAGACCGAGCGCGTGCAGGCCGAGGATGCCTTCCGCTGGTGCCGACTGTCATGGGCGGCGCAGCAGCAGGTCACGGTCAAGATTTTCAAAGGGGAGGCCGTATGATTTTCAGCGAAGAAGCGGAAGCCAGCCTGATCGGCGCCTGCCTGCTCGACCCGGCTCAGATCGATGCCGTCGCCGGCAAGGTGAGGGCCGAGGATTTCTACCTGGCACACCATCGCGCCATGTGGGTCGGCATCCAGCAGCTCGCCCTCGCCGGGAATGTCGATCTGGTGTCGCTGCATGATCTGGTCAGCGACCACCAAGATCACTACGGCGGCCTGGCCGGGCTGGCAGAGATGGCCCGCACTACCCCGGCCTACAAGAACGCTCCCCACTATGCCGACGTGGTGCGCGACAAATCCCTCCGCCGCCGCCTGCAAATCTCACTGGATGAAGTCCGCGAGCAGGTCGCAACGCCAGGCAGTCAGCTCCCCGAGCTGATCGACAAGGCCCAATCCAAGCTGGCCGGCGTCATGGGCGAGCGGGCAGGCGACGTTCAGCCGGTCAAGGACTGGCTGTTGGGCTGGATCGATGAGCTGGACGCCCGCAACAACGGCGACATCGAGCCGATGGGCGTGATTTTCAACATCCCCGAGTTGGACGCCAAGACCAGTGGCATGCACCCCGAGGATCTGATCGTGGTGGGCGGCGAATCCGGCATGGGCAAGACGGTGGTAGCCGCGCACATCCTCGACAGCGCGTGCCTGCGCCAGAAGAAGCCCGCCGTCATGTTCCAGCTCGAAATGCGCAAGGAGCAGGTGCTGAACCGCGTCATGGGCTCGCATACCGGCGTCAAGCTGGATGCCCTGAAAGACCCGCGCAACAAGATGGACGGAGAAGGCTGGAATCAGGTCACGGCGGGTGTCGCCGCCATGCGCGAGGCCGGCCTGGTGATCGATGACCGCCCTGGTCTGACCCCCACCCAGATGCGCGCCGCCGCCAAGCGCTGGAAAGAGCATTACGGCGAGCTGGGCTGCGTGATCATTGACCACGCAGGAATCGTCCAGCCCGACGACAAAAGCATTCCCCGCGAGCAGCAGATGGCCGAGGTCTCCAAGGCGTCAAAGATTCTCGCCAAGGAGCTTGGCTGTCCAGTGATCCTTCTGGCCCAGATCAACCGCGAGAACACCAAGCGCGTCGACAAGCGTCCAGTCATGTCAGACCTGCGTGAATCGGCATCCCTTGAGCACAACGCCGACATGATCTTATTCATCTACCGCGAGGCGAAGCACAACCCGGATTGCGAATACCCCGGATTGGCCGAGTTGATTATCGCCAAGCAGCGAGATGGCGAGGTCGGGACGGTTAACGTCGTGTGCGATCTCAGTCGGTCCCGGCTAATACCGGCGACGCCAGAGAATATCGCGAACTATCAGCGCGAGTTCCCGCGCCAACAACCCGCCACGCCTGTCGCCGACAAATTTTCCGTCTAGGAGGCCTGATGAATTTAACTACCCAGGATCTTGAGCGCACTGGTAAGCGCACCATGACCGGATTCACCGACCCGGCTTCCGCCATCAGTGAGGCACAGTACCTCGCTGATATGACCGGCTGGCCGCAGTGCGTCATCAGCCGAGGCGACGATATGATCGTTGCCCACAAACACGACAGCTACGGCCGCCAGGTGTTGGAGACCGTGCATCCCAGCGAAGACGACAGGGAGGAGGTGGCATGACACTTCCCTATGACATCTCACGCTGTGTTGGTCGATTCGATCTTCGCGCAGATGGTGAATGCTGCCCTAGTCGGGATCACTGCCAGCGTTATTTAGCTTTTTCAGAATGGGACAAGGCTGCTGATGTTACAGATTACCAAAGAATACCGGTGGTCATGGGGTCAGCAGATTGCGGCATGCAAATCAATGTGGTTGAAGATGTGGAGGCGGAGGCATGAGTCAAGAACACACATACCGAATCGATGGCCTTGGCGACGTGCGCAGCAAGATGCAGACCGCTTGGGAGATGGTGAACAAGGCGCTCAAGGCCGGCGCCGTGGAAGTTGTGCTGCGCCGCCCGAGCGAGATCCGCAGCCTGAGCCAGAACCGCAAGCTCTGGCCGATGCTCTCCGACGTGGCCGGGCAGAAGCAGCTCGTCATCGATGGCGTGGCCGAGTGGGCCGAGCCCGAGGACTGGAAAGACGTGTTCACAAACGCTCTGCGAAAGCATCAGCGCATGGCTCAAGGCTTGGATGGCGGAGTGGTCATGCTCGGAATGCGGACAAGCAAGCTGAAGAAAAAGGAGTTTAGCGACCTGATCGAGCTGATATACGCCTACGGCGCCGAGAACGGCATCCAATGGAGCGAGAAGGCCCAGGCGGTGTTCGACACCTATCGCGAAGTGCAGGAGGCGGCATGATCCAGCGACACGGACAGAACCACCAGGGCCGCGACTTCTTCGTCGGCGATATTCACGGCCAGCTCGACCTGCTGGACGCAGAGATGCGTCGAGTGGGCTTCGACAAGGCTGTCGATCGGCTATTCAGCGTGGGCGACCTGATCGACCGGGGCGCCCGCTCGTTCGACTGCCTGTCGCTACCCTTCGAACCCTGGTTCTTCGGGGTGCGCGGCAACCACGAGATGCTGGCCCACGACGCCATGCTGCGCGACAACGACGGCGACTGGATGCCTCACGAGTTGTGGATGATCAACGGCGGCACCTGGGCGATGGGCGAGAACGCCCACGAGGTGAAGGCGATCCTTGAGGCGGCGCTAGATCACCTGCCGTATGCCAGGGAGGTCAAGGTAGACGGGAAGCGTATCGGCATGGTTCACGCCGAGCCGCCCGCTGACTGGTCAGAGGTGACTCGCCCGTCTCTGCAACAGCAACTGATCTGGGGGCGCACCCGCATCAAGCAGCAGGACAAAACCCCGGTGGCGGGCGTCGATGCGGTGGTGGTCGGCCACACCATCGTCGGCGCGCCCACTCAGCTTGGCAACGTCCACTACATCGATACCGGGGCATTCCACACCGGCAGGCTGACGCTGATTGAGTCGCGGGAGGTGCTGGCATGAAGCGATCAGGCCCTATCCAGCGCAAGACCCCAATCCAGAATCGCAGCGAACTCAAGGCCAAGGCGCCGATGTCCCGCAAACGGGAGAAGCGTAGCGCGCCGCGGCGCCAGACGACCAAGGACAGCCGGTGGCGCAGTGAGGCCTATCTGGCCTTCGTTCGCACGCTGCCTTGCTGCGTGTGCGGAGCCACCACCGGCATCGCGGCTCACCACATGATCGGCATGTGGCAGCTGGGCGGCACCGGTCTCAAAGCGCCGGATGCTTTCGTGATGCCAGCCTGCGACCCGATTTACGGCCACACCCGCGATTGCCACCAGCAAATCCACGCCGACAAGGCTCTGCGCGATCGGCAGCCGGGCTTCGTGCGCGACACGATCAGCCGAGCCGTTCGCCGGTTCGACGGCGAGATACGGGCCGAGCTGATGAAGGCCTGGCAATTCATCGATGAGAAGGAGGCTGCGTGATCGAGCTGACCCTACCATTCCCGCCGAGCGTCAACGGCTACTGGCGTGCTCCCACCAAGGGCAAGCTGGCCGGCCGCCACTTGATCAGCGCCAAGGGTCGCCAGTACCGCGAGGATGCCGTCAAGGCCATCGGGCAGCAGTGGCAGGGTCAAGCCCTAGCCGGCCGCCTGGCCGTCAAGGTGGTGCTGATCCCGCCGGATCGTCGCCAGCGCGACATCGACAACTACTCCAAGGGCCTGCTCGATGCCATCACCCATTCCGGGCTTTGGCAGGACGATGGGCAGATTGACCAGCTGACGATCATCCGCGGCGAGAGGGCCAGGGGTGGCGGCTGCCTGGTGGAGATCGTCGAGATCGCCGAGGCGGCCTGATGCAGTACGGCGTGAGGCCCGAGGGCATGAGCGATGCGGACTGGACCATCGAGTGCCAGTGCCGCCTCGTCGCCCGGGAGATGAAGGCCGGACGCGACAAGGTGGAGCGCGGCCATATCTTCAGCCGCTGGCAACAACGCCTGCCGGCGGTGACCCGTGAGCGGGTGTCGCAGATATGGCGAGAAGGGGTGCCGATGCCATGACCGACGTGATCGACCTCGATCAGGTCCCGGCAGCGCGACGCCGAGATGAAGGAGCTGTGGCAGTGCGCCGAGTGCGAGTGCCGCGAGTTCCTGCTGGCCATCGACGGTACGGTCATCTGTGCCGGCTGCCGGGACCTGATCGAGGACCTCAGCGTGGTGGACCTGGATGAGCGGGACTAGGCAACAGGCAACGAAGGCAACGCAACACGCAACACAACGCAACAGGGCAACGGAAGGGGCGACAGGATGCGATTCGACTCAGCGCGCAGCATGATCTTTCAGGCGTACCACGTCCGGCGTGGCGATAGCTCCATTGCCGGGCTGTTCGATAGCCTGAAGCGGATTCGGGAGAAGGTGGGCAGCAACGGTGCCAAGCTGCGCAGCCTGCAAGCGGCGCACAAGCGCAACGTCCGGGCGCTGATGAATGCCGGCCCCTTCGATGCCGACCTCGAGGAGAAGCAGGCGGCCGTGAGGCGAACGGAGCGGCGTCTGTCCGAGGTACGCACGGCGCTGGAGGATGTCAGCAAGTCGAGCAACGAGGGTCATCTGCCCGACAACGACTGGAAGATCGTGCATGGCCTAGAGTGCGGCCAGGTGATCGCCGCGGTCGAGCGCTTGCCGCAGCACCTGCAGGCGATGGCTCGCTACTGCTGGGGCCCGTTCACGCCCGAGGAACTGGCCGAGGACCGAGAGTGGCTGCACGCCGCCCTGGTCAACGCGATGCAACGGCAACGGCTCCCGGGGCAGGGGCACAACGAGCTGCCGCCGGCGGACTCGGTGCGCACCCTGCAGGCGCTATGCTGGGCGGCCATCTACCACCACAGCCAGGTGACCTACCCCTACAACCGTCCGGGGCTTCACTCGCCCAAGCGTATCCAGCGCTGGCTGGAGGAGGAGCGCGGCGAGCTGATCGACGTGCATCGCTGGAGCCGAGCGGGCCGGCTGAGCTGGTCGGACGTGTGGCGGCGCATGCTGACGATCCTGGATGACTGGGAGAGCCAGGCCCTGGGGCCGGTCGCGGCGCTGATCCCGGAGGCGGCTTAGCTTGCAGAGTGGGCACGTAGCCGCTAGTCTATCCCCAACATCGAATATTGCGCCCTGGCTTCCGAGCCGGGGCGTTTCCGTATCAGGCCCTGCCGATTCCCGGTGGGGCCTTCCTGTCTACTCCCACGCCGTGAGGCGCCGGAGGCCTATCATGATTCACCCCCTGCAGCGCCGGCTGATCGATGAGCTGATCGATCGCGAAGGCGGCTATGTCGATCATCCTGCCGACCGCGGCGGCCCGACGCGCTACGGCGTGACCGAGGCCGTGGCGCGCGAGTATGGCTATCGGGGCGACATGCGCGACCTGCCCATCGAGCTGGCCCGCGACATCGCCGCCGACCGCTACTGGCACAGCCTGCGTCTGGACGACGTCGCGCCGCTCCACGAGCCGCTGGCCGAATACCTGTTCGACTACGGCTATCACTCCGGCCCGGGCCGCCCGGGTCGCGACCTGCAGCGCCTGCTCAACGTGCTCAACCGCCAGGAAGGCGACTACCCGGACGTGGTGGTCGATGGCGCGGTGGGGCCGAAGACGCTGGCGGCGCTGGACGGCTACCGCGGCACCCGGGGCGCCCCCGGCCTGGTCGTGCTGGCCGAGTCTATCAACGGGATGCGCAAGGCCTTCCTCGTCGGCCTGGCCGAGAAGCGTGAGAGCCAGGAGGCGTTCACCTACGGGTGGCTGCGCCGCGTCCTCGAGCTGCGACACGGGGAGGCCTGATGGCTGCCGAGGATCGCAACGTGAAACCGTCCGTCTTTGAGCGCCATATGCAGACCGGAATCCAAGTCCTGCTGGTGGCGATGATCATGTGGGCCGGCACCGAACTCGTGAAGCTGGGTCAGCAGTCGATGGTCCTGGAGGAGCGTCTCGCCAGCCAGGGGGCACTGCTCAACGAGCTGCGCGCCGAGCTGCGCGAGTGGGGCGACCTCTACTATCGCCGCTCCGATGCCCGCCGCGACCTGGACAACATTGAATCGAGGATCGACGGCCTAGACAGCCGGGTGTCGTCGCTCGAGGGGAGGTAGTGATGGAGTGGCGCGATGTCGCGGAAACCGTGGGGAAGATGGCGCCCGCTGCTGGCGGTGCTCTTGGCGGTCCGGCTGGTGCTGCAGTGGGCGGTCTCGTCGCTCGCGTTCTGGGTGTGGCAGAGCAGCCAGAAGCGGTGGCGAAGGCGGTGCAGACAGACCCGGAGGCGGCCGAGCGCCTCAAGCGCCTCGACCAGGAGCACGAACGAGAGATCCTGAGCCTGACCCTGCAGGCCGAGACCACCCGGCTGACTGAGATCAACAAGACGATGCGCGCCGAGCTGGGCAGCGATTCGGCCTGGCGCGCCGGCTGGCGGCCCTTCAACGGCTGGATGCTCGCCCTGTCGCTCGCCGCCGTGAACTTCGGCCTGGTGGCCGTGGTGATCATGGACCCGGCCCAGCTGGCTCAGGTGGTGGACGTGCTGATCTGGTCCGTCGTGGCCCAGGGTGCGGTGCAGGGCGTGAACATCAAGCAGCGCTCCAACGACAAGGCCCGCCAGCTTGGCATGCAGCCCGGCGGCTTCATGGACCTGGTCAAGGGCATCCGCAAGTGAGCGTGACGCGCCTCGACGATCACCGGCCGCACCTCTGCATTCCAACACCGGACGGCAATGCGCACGTCCTGCCTGTGAGCCTGATCGACGACATCATCGCCGGCCGGCGCTCCATTGACGACATCGCAGACAGAGACCAGGTGATGCGAGCCATCCTGTCCAGCTGGCTGGACTCGCTCACCTGACCGATTCCGCAGCCGTGAGGCATAAGGAGGTGATCCGGGCCTTGCCCAGTATCTCCGCACCGCGCAACGGCACGCGGTAGGGTCACGCCGCGAGGCGCTGCCCGCACCCGCCCGGCTCGTCGTGAGACGCCCGGGCCCCATTCTGGAGGCGCTGCCCGCAAGGGTGGCGTGAAGCGCATGGCACGATACGACTGGGAGGTCATCAAGGCCGACTACCGGACCGGCCGCTACTCGCTGCAGCAGCTCTCCGACATGCACGGCCCGAACAAGGCCACGATCAGCCGCAAGGCCGAGAAGGAAGGCTGGGAGAAGGACCTGTCTCAGGCGGTGCGGCAGCGCACCCGGGAGAAGGTCTCCCGCGCCCAGCTCGACGCCGCGGCCCGCGAGGTGCTCGACAAGAGCGACGAGGAGCTGGTCGAGGAGGCGGCGAGCCTGAATGCCGCCATCGTCCAGGGGCACCGCAAGCACCTGGAGCGCTGGCGTACCCTGGCCGGCAAGTATGCCGAGCTGCTGGAGACGCAGCTGGATCGTGGCGCCCTGGTGGTGCAGCTCAAGAACGGCGACGTGGCCGAGGTGGGCCTGCCGCTGGACTACGTCGGCAAGAGCATGGCCGCCGGCACCCAGGCGCTGGATCGGGTGGTCAAGCTAGAGCGCCAGGCCTATGGCATGGACGAGGAGCAGAGCGACGAAGGCATGACCTTCGAGGAGCTCATGGCGTCGGTAGCCCCGAGCGACGATGACGAGGAGTGACCGCGCCCGCGAGGTCAAGCGCGCCGAGGCCTATCTGCGCGCGCACGCCAAGGGGCGGCTGACCGAGCAGGCCGACCTGGTCGAGGCCCTGGCCCTCAAGTGGTTCCGCCTCAACTCCCTATACAAGATCAAGGACAAGAACGGCAAGGTGCGGCGCTTCCGGCCCAACCGGGCGCAGCGGCAGCGCTACCTGGATGGCCATGTGCGCGACATCATCCTCAAGGCCAGGCAGCTGGGCTTCACCACCTTCGAGATGATCGACGCCCTGGATGACTGCCTGTTCCGTGACAACTTCGCCGCCGGCTGCATCTGCCACAAGCTCGACGACGCGACCGACATCTTCCGCAACAAGATCAGCTTCGCGTACCAGAACATCGAGAGCGCCTGGCGCTCCATCTTCAAGATGCTGGGTATCCGCATCCCCAAGCCGGTCAGCGACAAGAGCGGCTCCGGGGCCTACGTCTTCGACAACGGCTCCAGCATCAAGGTCAGCACCTCCTACCGGGGCGGCACCCTGCAGCGCTTGCACGTCTCCGAGTTCGGCAAGATCTGTCGCCAGTACCCGCACAAGGCGCAGGAGATCGTCACCGGCGCCTTCGAGGCGGTGGGGCTGGGCAACCAGATCACCCTGGAGAGCACCGCCGAGGGGCGCGAGGGCTACTTCTTCGACTACTGCGAGGCCGCCCGCCACCTGCAGGAGCTGGGCCGCGACCCCACCGAGATGGACTTCCAGTTCCATTTCTTCCCGTGGTGGCAGGAGCCGGCCTACACCCTCGATCCGGCCGGCGTAGTGGTGCCGCCCCGGCTGCTGGAGTACTTCGAGGAGCTGGAGCACAAGCACGGCATCCCGACCAGCGCCGGTCAGCAGGCGTGGTACGCCAAGAAGGCCGAGGTGCTGCAGGACGACATGCAGCGCGAGTACCCCTCGATCCCCGAGGAGGCCTTCGCGCAGAGCGTCGAGGGTGCCTACTACGCCAGCCAGATGCGCTTCCTGCGCAAGCACAAGCGCATCACCGCCGAGGTGCAGGTCAACCCCAGCCTGCCGGTCTACACCGGCTGGGACCTGGGCATGAACGACACCATGGCCATCTGGTTCGCGCAGATCGTCGGGCGCGAGGTGCACCTGGTGGACTACCTCGAGGGCGAGGGCGAGGGCATCGAGTACTACGCCGACATGCTCAACAAGAAGGGCTACCGCTACGGCGGCCACTTCGGCCCCCATGACCTGGCCGTGCGCGAGCTGGGCACCGGCAAGAGCCGCGCCGACGTGGCCCGGGGTTTCGGCATCAAGTTCGAGATCGTGCCGCGCATCTCCAATCACGCCGAGGGCGTGCAGGCGGTGCGCAACTTCCTGCCGTCCTGCTGGATCGCCGAGGAGGAGTGCCACGACGGCATCCTGTGCATCGACAACTTCCGCAAGGAGTGGGACGACAAGCGCGGCGTCTACAAGGACACCCCGCGCCATGACTGGGCCTCCCATGGCGCCAAGGCGCTGGAGACCCTGGCTCGGGCCTCGCTGTTCGAGGTTCACCAGCGCGGCAGCTTGCCGGCCAGCACCGGCGGTCGTCGCCGCGGTGGCTGGGCCGCCCACACCTGACACCACCGCCGAGAGGCAGAGGACTCCATGTCGAAGATCATCACCGAGCCCAACGGCGACCTGCAGCGTCGCATGCAGCGCACCGCGAGCAAGCTGGCAGGGCTGAGCCGCGAGGAGGTCCTGTCCATCATGCGCGACAGCGCCAGGGCCATCGCCGAGGAGCTGGTGAAGCAGGGCATCCCCATCGAGACGCAGCGCTTCCGCCCCGACGTGGGGCCGATCCAGATCGACATGATCGTGATCGAGGAGAAGGTCACCAAGCCCGAGCCTGGCATGCGCCTGCAGTTCGAGGTCGAGGGTGGCATGGGCGTGACCCTGACCATCAAGCTGCTCGAGTTCCTCAAGGACCCGGCCCAGTACGTGCGCGACCTGTTCAGCCAGCTGGGGCCGATGCGCCGCAACGTGCTGCGCATGCGGACCAACAAGCGGGAGCGCAACAGCCGTTTCTATGACGCGCTGACGAAGGGAGCCGCCAATGGCTAGTCTCGGCCTGCTGCAATACCGCTCCGCCGCCGACCTGCAGGCCGACGAGCAGGCCGAGGCCCAGCGCATCCGCGACGAGCAGGAGCGCCGCCGCCAGCTGGTGGAGTCTTCCCTGGGCGCGCACATCCGGCGCAGCTGGGAATCGGCCAAGATGGCCAAGCAGGAGGTGGAGTATCGCCTGCTCGACTGCCTGCGCCGGCGCAAGGGGGAGTATGACCCGGACAAGCTGACCGCGATCCGCAAGGAGGGCGGGGCCGAGATCTACATGATGCTCACCGCCACCAAGTGCCGCGCCGCGGCCGCGTGGATCCGCGACATCATGATGCCGGCCAACGAGAAGCCGTGGGGACTGGACCCGACGCCGGTGGCCGAGGTGCCCGACGCCTACCTGCGCCCGCTGGCCGCTCAGATTCAGGCCCAAGCCCAGCAGATGCAGCAGCAGGGCCAGGCGGTGGACATGGCCGCCCTGGTCGAGCAGGCCCGCGAGCAGATTCGCCAGGCAGTGCAGGAGAAGGCCGACGACGCCGCCAAGCGCCACGAGGACGTGATCGAGGACCAGCTGGCCGAGGGTGGCTGGGACGAGGCCTTCGAGGCGTTCATCGACGACTTCGTCACCTATCCGGCCGCCTTCCTGCGTGCGCCCATCCTGCGCCGCGTGCCGACCCTGGCCTGGCTGGAGGGCTGGCAGCCCATCAAGACAGAGACCATCCGTCCCGAGTTCGAGCGGGTGAGCCCCTTCGACCTCTACCCGAGCCCCGACGCCACCAGCGTGGACGACGGCGCCTACCTCATCGAGCGCGCCCGCTTCACGCGCGGCCAGCTCAACCAGCTGATGGGCATCGGCCAGGGCAGCGGCTACAACGACGAGGCCATCCGCCGAGTGCTGGAGCAGTACGGCCAGGGCGGCCTGCGCGACTGGCTGTGGACCGACGGCGAGCGCGCCGAGCTCGAGGGGCGTGGCCACGAGTGGTTGACCCCAGGCGACACCATCGACGGCCTGATCTACTCCGGCGGCGCCCAGGGCGTGACCCTGCTGCAGTGGGGCATCAACCCCGATGAGATCGAGGACCCGCTGGCCGAGTACGAGATCGAGGCGATCCTGATCGGCCAGCACGTCATCCGGGTGCGCATCAACCGCGACCCGCTGGAGCGCCGGCCCTACCACAAGGCCAGCTTCCAGCCGGTGCCGGGCTCATTCTGGGGTCAGGCCATCCCCGAGCTGATGGCCGACATTCAGGACGTGTGCAACGCCACGGCGCGCTCGCTGGTGAACAACCTCGCCATCTCCTCCGGCCCCCAAGTGGAGGTCTACGAGGATCGCCTGCAGCCCACGGAAGACCCGACCGACATCTACCCGTGGAAGATCTGGCGCACCAAGGACAGCGCCATCACCGGCAACAACCGGGCCCTGAACTTCTTCCAGCCGCAGAGCAATGCCAGCGAGCTGCTGGCGGTCTACGACCAGTTCGAGCGCCGGGCCGACGATGCCACCAACATCCCGCGCTATATCTACGGCAACGACACGGCAGGCGGTGCTGGCCAGACCGCCAGCGGCCTCTCGATGCTCATGGAGTCGGCCAACAAGGGCATCAAGGACGCCATCCGCCATATCGACCGCGGCGTGCTGCGCCGGGTGATCGGCGCGCTGTGGCTGCACAACATGCAGTTCAGCGACGACCAGTCGATCAAGGGCGACGTCAACGTGGTGGCGCGCGGCTCGTCCGCCATGCTGATCCGCGAGCAGACCCACGCCATGCGGCAGCAGTTCCTGCAGCTCACCGCCAACGACTACGACATGGGCATCATGGGCCACGATGGTCGCCGCAAGCTGCTGGACAGCATCGCCGAGAAGCTGGACATGCCGGGCCTCATCCCCACCGAGGAGCAGATGCAGCAGAACCTGGCCCAGCAGCAGCAGGCGCAGCAGGCTCAGGCGCAGATCGAGCAGGCCAAGGCGCAGGCGGAGATCGCCGAGAAGCAGGCCCGGGCCCAGAAGTACGGCGCCGACGCCGGCCAGGTGCAGGCCGACGTGGCGCAGACCCAGACCGAGACCGAGACCGCCCGGCAGATGGCGCCCCTGGAGGCGCAGAAGCTGCTGGCCGAGATCGCCAAGCTGATCGCCGAGACGCGAAGGAGCAACGATGCAGGAGCAGGACTGGAAGGCGCTGGCCCGGCTGGCGGAGTCCCCGGAGGGGCGCCGGCTGGTGGCCCTGCTCAGGGCCGAGCGGGAGCAGTGCCGCGACAGCCTGGAGCAGTGCCGGGACGCCAGTGAGTTGGCCCGCCTGCAGGGGCAGGCCGCCACCCTCGCCGAGCTGATCGAGAAGTTCGACCAGGCCCGCGAGGTCATCGACAGCCGCTTCGCCAGGTAGCCGCCGGGTTCGGTCCGGCCTCACCACAAAGCCGCTCATGGTGCGCCCTGGGCGGCTTTGTCGTGGGTGCGCTCTGGACTGCAGCCAGAACCCGTTACCCGAATCGTGAACCCCGGCCATGCCGGCTCACAGGTCGCGCCGTGAGGCGCCACAGGAGTGGAAATGTCCCTACCCAAGTCCGTCCAGGCCCAAGCCGAGGCCGCCCGCCAGCACTTCGAGCCCAAGCCCGAGAACCCCGAGGCCGCCCCGGCCCCGGCTCCCGAGGAAGGCGCCCGAAACCCGCAGGACGCGCCCCCGGTGCCTGACGAGCCCAAGCCCGAGGAGAAGCCGCAACCCGCCAGTGATCCCGCCAAGGACGAGCCCCAGGACAAGGACGCGCTGTATTGGCAGCACCGCTTCAACGTCCTGCAGGGCAAGTACAACAGCGAGATCCCGGCACTGCGGCAGGAGAACGACGAACTCAAGCAGCAGGCCGCCGACAAGGATCGGCGGATTGCCGAGCTGGAGCAGCAGGCGCCAACCGCCGGTAACAGCGGCGTATCCGACGACCAGCTGGCCCAGTTCAAGCAGGAGTTCGGCGAGGACCTGGTCACGTTCGTCGAGCGCATGGTCAGCCAGCGCGCGCCGGCACCCCAGGCCGACACCGGCAACACCCGCGAGCTGTCCGAACGCCTCGAGCGTCTCGAGTCCGAGAAGCAGGAGGACGCGCAGGCACGCTTCTGGGTGAACCTGGAGCAGGCCGTGCCGACGTTCCGCGAGATCAACGCCGACGCCAAGTTTCACCAGTTCCTCGCGCAGTTCGATCCTCAGACCGGCAAGCAGCGCCAACAGGTGCTGAACGAGGCTCAGCAGGCCCTGGACGCGAAGGGGGTGGCCGACATCTTCCAGTCCTACCTCGACCAGGCGGCCCCGGCGCCGCGCCCGCAGGTCCCTGAGGATCAAGTCGAGCCCCGCACTGCCCGCACCACCGAAGCGCCGCAAGGCAAGAAGCTGTGGACGCGGGCGGAGATCGGCCAGTTCTACCGGGACAAGAACAGCGGGCGCTACAGCGCCGACGAGGCCCAGCGCCTGGAAGCCGACATCTTCGCCGCCCAGACAGAAGGCCGGGTCCGCTGACCCGGCGGGCGGTTCCCGATTCCTCGCCGAGAGGCGACAGCAAGAGGTAACACACCATGGCAGGTCCGACTCGTGACGGGAGCCATCCCGACTACTCCAGCTCGTCCACGTCCGGGTTCATCCCGGAGGTATGGTCGGGCAAGCTGGTCGAGAAGCTCTACAAGTCCACCGCGTTCGCCGAGATCTCCAACACCCTCTACGAGGGCGAGATCAAGAACCAGGGCGACACGGTGCAGATCCGCACCACCCCCTCGATCACCATCAACGACTACGTCATCGGTGGCGGCCTCAACTACGAGAAGCCGACCAGCGACAAGGTCGAGCTGCACATCGATCAGGCGAAGTACTTCGCCTTCGAGGTGAACGACATCGACGCCTACCAGGCGGACATCAAGCTGATGGACGACTGGTCCGACGATGCCGGCCAGCAGATGAAGATCGCCATCGACAAGGTGATCCTCGGCGACGTGTTCGCCGATGCCGCCGCCGCCAACGCCGGGGCCGCCGCGGGCGCCGAGTCCGGCAGCTACGACATGGGCGAGGCCGGCGCGCCGGTGGCCATCACCAAGGCCAACATCCTCGACGTCCTGGTCGATTGCGGCTCGGTGCTCGATGAGCAGAACTGCCCCGACACCGACCGCTACGTGGTGCTGCCCGCGTGGATGAACGGCATGCTCAAGAAGTCCGACCTGCGCGACGCCAGCGTGATGGGGGACTCCGAGAGCGCCTTCCGCAACGGCAAGGTCGGCATGCTCGACCGCTTCACCGTGTACATCAGCAACAACATGTCCACGGTCACCGACGCCACCACCACCCGGAAGGCCACCAACGTCATCTTCGGCCACAAGAAGGCGCTCACCTTCGCCAGCCAGATGACCAACATGGAGACGCTGCCCAACCCCAGCGACTTCGGCAAGCTGGTGCGCGGCCTGAACGTCTTCGGCTACGAGACCATCGACCCGAACGCCATGGGTCATCTCTACGCCGAGCGCGGCTGAGCCTGACGCCACCCTCCGGGGTGGCGTTCTTCTATCGAGGCAACTGAGGACCACACCATGTCACTGATCAAGCAGATCGAGGACGCCGAGACAAAGGACCAGCTCGAGGCGCTGGGCAAGCAGCACCTCGGCGTCGATGTCGATAAGCGCAAGGGCGTCGAGACGCTGCGCGCCGAGCTGCAGGAGCTCGCCGAGGCGCAGGCGGAGCAGGGTGTCACCGAGGCCCGCGACACCGAGCGCCCGGGCGATCCGGAAGCCCCCGCCGACAGCGATGGCGGCACCGCTTCCGGCGAGCCCGTCACCGCCCCTACGCAGGGCGACACCCAGGGCGAAGAAGCGGTGGAGGGCGGCTCCAAGTACCAGGGCCGCCTGCTGCGCCACCGCAAGACCGGCCGGCTGTTCCCCTGGACCGCCCAGCTCGCCAAGAAGCGCGACCTTCAGGAGGTCTAAGCCATGGCCGTCACCACCGTGGGCACGATCATCGACAACGCGAAGCTGGTCCTGCAGGAGGTGACGGCCGCCGGCACCCGCTGGAAGAACGAGGAGCTGATCGGCTGGCTCAACGAGTTCTACCAGGCGGCCGTCCAGCTCAAGCCCGATGCCTTCTCGGTGAATGCCGAGGTGGCGCTGGAGAAGGGAACTCGCCAGCAGATTCCCAGCGACGGCCTGCGCCTTATCGATGTGATGCGCAACACCGTCGGCGACCAGATGGCCGTGATGGTCACCACGCGCCGGGCGCTCGACTCCACCCGGCGCAACTGGCATTCCGACCCGGCGAGCATAGAAGTCGAGCAGTATGTGTTCGACGACCTGGACCCGACCCGGTTTTATGTCTACCCGCCGGCCAAGGAGGGCGCCAAGCTGGAGATCATCTACTCGGCGGTCCCCACCCCGCACCCGGCGAGCGACGGGCTCGACGCCATCCGCGACGAGGCCTTCAAGCTCAACGACGCCTATGTGCCGGTGGCCACCGACTACATCCTGTATCGCGCCTACTCCAAGGATGCCGAGCACGCGGCGAACCTGAACCGGGCGCAGATGCACCGCCAGGCGTACATGCAGCAGATGCAAGGGAAAGGGCAGGTCGATTCGATCACCTCGCCCAACGCGCCTGACGGCTCCGCTATGCCGCAGAGGTCCGCATGACGCTGAACGAGCTGGTCAACCAGGTGGTGCAGGACGTGCCCGAGGCGCCTCTGCTCACCATCCGAGAAACCCTGGCCCGCATGGCGCGGGAGCTGTGCACCGAGGCCGACGCCTGGGTGCAGCGCGGGGAGCCCGTGGTGGTGGCGGCCAACACCGACTACCCGCAGGTGGTGGCGTCGCAAGGGGAGCCGCTGCGCATCGTCTCGCTGACTCTTCACGGGCGCGAGCGTATGCAGGGCGATGGCTTCCGCCAGCCGGCGCCGACGGTGATCGAGTTCGACCGCCGCCCTGAGGGCTCGCTGCTCTATGGGCAGCTGGCCTGCCGGCCGGCACCGGGCGACATGCCCCCGGAGGAGGTGGTGTCGCGCTGGGGCGAGGTGATCGCCGACGGCGCGCGGTGGCGGCTGCTGCTGCTCCCGCAGCCGTGGCGCAATGCCGAGCTTGCCTCCTATTACCAACAGCGCTTCCTGGCCGGCGTGGCCGACGCCAGGCAGCACGCCCGACTCGGCCACGCCCGAGGTGGCGCCCGCGTGAAGGCGCGGCGCTTCATCTGACCCCATCCATCGCACCACTTACCGTGAGGTAACGCGACATGTCCGCATTCTCCGACTACCTGGAAGAAGGCATTCTGCAGCACACCCTGCGCGGCAACTCCCTGCCGACGCCCTCCACCATCTACGTGGCGCTGTTCACCAGTGACCCGACCGACGCCAATACCGGCACCGAGGTGTCGGACTCCTCCTACCTGCGCCAGGACGCGGCCAAGGGCGGCTCCATCGATTCCGGCTGGACGTCGCCCACCGACAGCGGCGACGGCAAGATGTGCTCCAACGCCAAGCTGCTGCAGTTCCCGCCCATCGCCGACGGCTCGGTGACGGTGACCCACTACGCCCTGTTCGACGCCCAGGCCGGCGGCAACATGCTCTATCACGCGCCGTTCTCCGTCTCCAAGACGCTGGAGATCAACGACGTGCTGAGCATCGACATCGGTGGCATGAAGGCCATCCTGCGCTAACTGAGGGCCACCCATGACGGTCCCGTTCAACAGCGCCGTCATCAACGGCGGCGCCTATCCGGTGGTCTGGGCGGAGGGGCTGCTCGAGGCCGACGCCCAGTCGTCGGCGGGCGCCGACCGTACCGCCTATGCCAGTCCGGCCGCGGCGTCCGCCGAGGCCGCCGGCAGCGCCACGCCGGTGCGGCTGGCCCGGGTCAATGGCAGCGCCGAGGCCCGGGTCGAAGTAGCGCCCTTCCAGCCGGTGCGCATCACGCCCGGTGCCCCGCTCTCGTCTTCGGGCGAGGCCGAGGCGTCCGGGGTGCCGTATCGCGCTCGCCAGGTGGACGGCCTGCCGGCCGAGGCGTTCGCCGAGCTGTCTTCGCCCGAGCCGCGGCGACTGGTGCGCATGGCGCCCGAGTACCGCGACGGCGGCCCACTCAACGGCGAGCCGCTCAATGGTACGACAGGCTGGGCCGACGGCCTGGTGGCCACGGCCGAGGGGCTCACCGACAACCGTGTCATCCATGCCCGACTGATCGATGCCCAGGGCGCCGCTGAGGCCGTCGCCGAAGCGTCGTCGCCCGACATCCCGATCACTCGGACGATGGACCCGCGGCGGATGCGCACCGCCTCGCTGGCCTTCGCGCGCAGCCAGGACGTCACGAAGATCCGTGTCCGCCAGGTGCAGGCGGGCGGCCCGGCCATCGTGCGGGCGCACAGCCGTGCCACGCCGAACGCCATCCTGGGCTTCGGCTGGAGCTACTGCGATGCCGAGTCGTCGCTCTCGGCGGCCGATGTCTATGTGGCGCGCGCGGCCTATCCGGGCAATGCCGAGGCCGAAGCCGAGTCGGTCACCCAGAGCCACCTGGTCAGGATCATCGAGTTCCTGTTCCGAGCGCATGCCGAGTTCGTCGCCTCGCCGGACATCCTGCGCGATGGCACCCGCTACGCCTACGGCTATGGCGGAATGCTGGGCGAGGCGCTCGCCTCCGAGCCCATCGCGCGCCGCTTCCCGCTGTTCGAGCCGGTGCCGTGCGAGGGCATTGCCGAGGCCGACGCGGTGCCGCGCTTCGAGCCGCGATCCCGGGCGACCTATCAGGCCGAGGCCAGCGCATCGCTCGATGACCTGCGCCTGGAGATCCTGCACCGCGTGCCCGCCAGCCTTCGCTTCGAGGGTGAGGCGTCCTCGCCGATGACGCCCACCGTGCTGCGCGACGGGCGCGGCCCGGCCGAGGCGACCGCCGCGGCCAGCATCACGGCCACCCGGCTGATCGCCAAGGAGGCCAGCGGCCAGGCCGTGGCTACCAGCGAGGCGCTGGGCGACAACGTCGCCACGCTCTACATGACCGGGCAGGCCGAAGGCGAGCCGGCCCTCTCCGCCGCCGGCGCCGCGCGCCTGGCCTTCATGACCGCCGCCGATGCCGACGGGGCGGGCAGCGTGGCCATGGAAGCGGAGATCTACACCATCGTCAGCGTGGAATCGAGCCAGGTAGCCGCCGGGGCCGAGTCCCAGGCGGTCGCGCTGCGCGTCCGGCTGATGGCGCCGGTAGCCATGACGGGCTCGGCCACGATCCCGCCGCGCAGCTTCAAGATCAACGCCGGCGACCCGGCGCCCGCACAGCGCACCTTCACCGTTCCCCGCGTCGATCGCCACCTGGCGATTCCCGCCAGCCCCCGGGAGTACCGCATCACATGAAGACCTGGCGCAAGCAACCCAACGATCACCTCGACTACGACCTGCTGTTCGCGGACTGGCTGGCCGAGGGCGACGAAGTCGTCTCCGTGGACGCCGAGGCGCCGGACGGCATCGAGATCACCCAGGTCAGCATCGAGCCCGACCGGGTGAAGCTGTGGATCCGTGGCGGGGCCAACGGGCAGACCTACAAGTTCTCACCCCTCATTCACACCCAGAGCCGAGTGAAAGAGGTCGATTTCATGATCACCGTGGTGGAGATGTAATCCATGCCGCAGATTTTCATCAACAACGCCCGCGGCGTCCTTGCCGCCTCCGTGCCGTCAGGCGAGACCATCCTGAGCCTCAAGAACGGCGCCCATCTGCCGGCGTCGCTGGCCAGCGGCGACTGGTTCCTGATGACCCTGTTCAACGACGCTTCGCGCTACGGCAGCAACATCGAGGTGGTCAAGGTGACCGCCATCACCGATGACGGCGGCGGCAACTACACCCTGACCGTGGAGCGCGGCTACGAAGGCGATGCCATCGTCCATGCCGGTGGCGAGAAGGTGGAGGCGCGCATCACCGCCCAGACGCTGCGCACCCTGCTCGAGGATGCCAAGGCCTATACCGACAGCGAGCTGGAAGCCCTGGTCGCAGCCGCGCCCGGCGCCCTGGACACGCTGAACGAGCTGGCCGAGGCGCTGAACAACGACCCCGACTTCGCCACCACCATGACCAACGCCCTGGCCCAGAAGCTCGACGCCAGCAGCTACACCGCCGCCGACGTGCTGGCCAAGCTGCTGACCGTGGACGGCGAGGGCTCAGAACTTGATGCCGACACCCTGGATGGCAAGCAGCTGGCCCAGCTGGAGCAGGACTATCGAGGCTTCGCGGTAGCCGTCACACCAACGGCTTTCGCCAAGGCTGATGGCAGCCTGCCGGCCTGGAATGCGCCCTCGTCCACCACCCTGGAGGTCGCTTCCGACTTGGCCCTGGTGGTGGGCTCGAGCCTGGTCGAGATCGCCGCCGGCACCTCGGTCACCCTGCCGGCCTTGGGCAATGGCACCGACTACACCGTCTATGCGCATGGCGACGGCACGCTCGAAGCGGTAGACGCCGACAGCGCCGCGCCTGCGGGTGCCCGCGCAGCAGGCGGGTTCCACTCTTTTGCCAACGGCGGCATCGCCTCGCGCTCACTGTGGGACCTGAACTGGCTGCCATCGGCGCCCAGTCCTCGGGCCATGGTGCATGACCCAAAGTGCGGCATCTGGGCCGACATCTACCTGATGGATACCCAGTACGGCCTGAACGGCTACTCGCGCAACGGCGCGCAGATCGCCGATGCCAACAGCGTCCCGGTGATTCCCGACGCCTACGGCGGCGACGGGTCGAGCACCTACGCCAACCTGAGCTGGTGGGTCGCCGTGGACCTGGCCACCGCCGCCGGCAAGCGCCTACCGTTCTATCAGGAGTTCGCCTCCATCGCCTACGGCGTGGTCGAGCGCCAGGCCGTCGGCACCGATCCCGGCACCACCCAGCACCAGGCCGGCCACCGCAGTGACATCGGCTGCGAGCAGATCACCGGCGTCATGTGGCAGTGGGGCGCCGACATCAACGGTACCTCGGCGACCGGCAGCGCCACCTGGAACGATTGGGCGGACGGCCGTGGCGACATCTACACGCACTCCATCCGCTCGCCGCTTTTCGGCGCGAGCTGGGACGGCGGCTCCCACGCAGGCTCTCGCGCCTCGTTCTGGTACTTTCGGCCGGACGGCTCCAGCAGCACCCTCGGCGCCCGCGGCGTCTGTGACCACCTGAACCTGCAAGCGGAGCGATAGCGACGCGACATGAAGGAAGCTCCACGCAGAGTGCAGTCACTGGCCATCGTCGAGCGCTATGACCAGGCGGTGGCCTACCTGTACCCGATCATCCAGACCCTACCGCGCCGCCACGGCCGGTACCGCGACAAGCTGCTCGATGCGCTGCTGTCGGTGCCCGGCCTGATCTATGTGGCGGCCAAGTCCAACCAGGTGAGCCGCGTCTACCAGGTGGATGCCGCGCTCGCCGAGCTGCGCTGGCTGCTGCGCTTCGCCGCCTCGCCGGCGCATAAGCTCATTACACCTCATCAGCATGAGGTGGCCTCGGTCCATCTGGCCGAGGTCGGCAGAATGGTCGGCGCCTGGCAGAAGAACAGGCGCTGAGCATGGGTGGTGCACGGATACTCGCCGCTATTCGGCGCGAACTGGGACAACGGCTCCAACGCAGGCTCTCGCGCCTCGAACTGGAACAATCAGCCGGACAACTCCAGCAGCAACATCGGCGCCCGCGGCGTCTGTGACGACAATCACCTGCCGCCGGGATGGCCACGGCCACCCGGGGTGACCAAATGTGGTCAGCCGTGCACCTACCTCCTTCGGGAAATACACGACCCGGTCCGCGAAACAGGGCGTAGTGAAATATCGAGACCTGCGCGCGGCTTTTATCAACGCACCCGGCAGGACGCCGGATAAGGAACAGGATTGGGCAAGCGGTACCGGAACCTCATCGGCAGGATCGCCGACCCCGACAACCTGCGCAACGCCTACCAAAAGGCGGCGCGGGGCCGACGCAGCAGCGCCGGCTATCTGAACTTCAAGGAATACGAGGCGGCCTGGCTGGAGAAGCTGAGGCGCGACATCCTCGACCAGACCTACCGGCCGGGCAAGCCCCGGACGTTCTGGGTCTACGAGCCCAAGCCGCGCCCGATCACCGCCGCGCCGTTTCAAGATCGCGTCGTCCAGCATGCGCTGTGCAACGTCATCGGCCCGATCTTCGAGGCCGGCATGCTCCCCCAGGCCTACGCCTGCAGGAAGGGGCGCGGCATGCATAGTGGCGCGATTCGCACCCAAGCGATGATGCGCCACCTCGGTCGCAATGGCGCCACGGTCTATGCCCTAAAGACCGACTTCAGCAAGTATTTCTACAGCGTGGACAGGCCGACATTATGGCGGCGCATCGACGCCAAGATTAGCTGTCGGCACACCGCCTGGCTGATCGAGCGGTTCACGCCGCGCACCGGTACCGGGCTGCCGATCGGCAACCTGACGTCGCAGCTGTGGGCCAACGTCTACGGCACCGAAGTGGACCGCTTCTTGGCGCAGACCATGGGTGTGTCTAACTTCACCCGCTACATGGACGACATCGTGATACTGGGTCGCTCCCGCGGCTTTCTCCACGAGCTGCGCGGCTGGCTGGAGATGTTCTGCCGCCACGCCCTGGGGTTGACCTTCAGCAAGTGGTCGGTCACGCCGGTGAGCGCCGGCGTCAACTTCCTTGGCTATAGGATATTCCCGAGCCATAAGCTGCTGAGGCGCGACAGCGTTCGCCGTGCCAAACGCAAGATCAAAGCCCACACCCTGGCCGGCGACAAGCAAGCGTTGCGCTTCTTCCTCGCTGCCTGGCTTGGCCATGCTCGCTGGGCCGATTCCCACAACCTGCTGCGCTCACTCGCCGCGCAGCATCATCAGCTGACCCAGGAGGTCGCATGTTCAGCAAAGACCAAACTGCCGGGCGCGTCGTCTGCCTCGCCGACTACGGGCGAGTGAAGAAGGGCGCCGTCGTTCCTGTGAGTAATGAGCTCTATAGCGACGTCCAGCAGTGGATCGACGAGGGCAATGCCCTCGCCGAGTTCGACGGGTATCCCGAGATTCCGATGACCGCCGAACAACTGAAGGACTGGCGAGAATCCGCCGTCGTCAGCCGCTTTCAGGCGCGCGCCGTGCTGCGTCAGGCGGGGCTTCGCAGCCAGGTCGAGGCCATCATGGACGACCCGGCTACCGACCCGCTGGTGATCGATGCCTGGCATGACGCCCATGAGTTCCGTCGCATGAGCCCGACCATCATCGCCCTGGCGGACCAGCTCGGCCTGACCGAGGCCGAGGTCGATGACCTGTTTCACCAGGCATCGCTGATCGAGGCCTGATATGAAGATCCAACACAGCGCCTTTCGCGGCGAGCTGCCGATCCTCGACGCTCGCCTGCTGCCCGAGAACAGCGCCCAGGTGGCGCGCAATCTCTATCTGCGCCACGGCACCCTGAAGCCCGAGAAGGGGCCCGCGCCGGTGGCCGGTCTGCCCAGCGTGTCCAAGCCCTCGGCGCTCTATCGGTACCCGAACGGCAACGACGGCGACGGCTTCTGGTTCGCCTGGGGCAACGGCAAGCGGGTCAACGTCGTGAAGTCGCCGCTGGCCAATGACCGCTGGCACCGCATCTACTGGACGGGCGACGGCGTGCCGAAGATGGCCGGCATCGACATCGCCACGGACGGCACGCCGCCGTACCCCAACAGCAGCTATGCCCTGGGCGTGCCGGCCCCATCCGGATCGCCGACCGTCGAAGAGCCGACTGGGCGGGTGCCGCTGGAAGATCAGCCCGACACGGCGCTGGAGACCTCCTACGTGGTGACACTGATCAGCGGCTACGGCGAGGAAGGCGCGCCCAGCGAGCCGAGCCCGGCCGTCGTGCGCTGGGACATGGTGGATGACGCGCCGGAGGGTGGCGAGGTGGTGGTCAGCCTGCCCGGTGTCCCGAGCGCGGCGACCAACATCGAGATCAAGCGGCTGTACCGCGTGGAGTCCTCCGGCATCTACCAGTTCGTCGCCGACCTGGCGCCCGGGGTGGGGCAGTACGTCGATAGCGTGCCGAGCGAGTCACTGGGGCGCGCACTGCCGTCCACCGAGTGGGACATGCCGGATCCGCGCATGGTCGGCCTCACGGCGCTGCCCAACGGCATCCTGGCCGGCTTCTTCGAGAACACCCTGTGCTTCTCCGAGGCCTATCTGCCTCACGCCTGGCCGGTGGGCTACCAGCTGGCCTTTCCTGACGACATCGTCGCCATCGCCTCGACCGCGGCCGGCCTGGTGGTGGTGACCGAGGGGCAGCCGCACCTGGTGTCCGGCTCGAGCCCGGATGCCATGGCCCAGATCGAGCTCGACGTGGCCCAGTCCTGCATCGCGCCCCGCTCGCTGGTGGATATGGGCGAGTTCGCCCTCTACGCCTCGCCGGACGGCCTGGTGGCCGCCGCCGGACGGGATGCCCGGGTGGCCACCCGCGAGGTGCTGAGCCGCGAGCAGTGGCAGGCGCTGAAGCCGGAAACCATCCACGCCTACCGCTACGACGGCCGGTACCTCGCCTTCTACGACGGCGGCTGTTTCTCGTTCACCCCCGGGGAAGGAGTCGAGTTCTACGATGTCCAGGCCGATGCCGGCTACTACGACATCATGGATGACACCCTCTACCTGATTCAGGGCGGGGCCATCACCGGCTGGGGGCGCGGTGAGCCGCTGACCTACCGCTGGCGGTCGCGCCTGCACGAGATCCCGCCCGGCGCGGCCGGCTTCACCTGCGCCAAGGTGATTGCCCGTGACTACCCGGTGACCCTGCGTCTGTTCGCCGACGGCGCCGCCATCCTCGAGCACGAGGTGGATGGCCCTGGCATGTTCCGCCTGCCCGCCGGCCACACCCTGAGCCGAGACTGGGAGATCGAGGTCGAGGGGGTGCGCGAGGTACACTCGGTACAGATCGCCACCAGCCCCGCCGAGCTGGTCTGACCCCATAGGCTCACCGTGAGGTGCCCATGACCCAACGACGTCGCACCCTGCCGCCGGTGTCACCCAAGACGCCGAGCGAGCTGCGCCCCCTGATCAGCGCCATGACCGAGATCATCGAGACCGGCGAGGGCGTGCGCGGCAACCCGCTGGACAAGAAGATCACCCTGCGCGAGCTGCTCGACAGCGGCATCGGCCGGCTCAAGAACGGCACCCGGGCCGGCATGCCTGGCAGCCTGGCGTCTGGCGTCGAACCGCCGGCGCCCAACCTGGCCACGCCACCGGCCCCGGAGGGCTTCAGCGCCGAGGGCAGCTTCTACGGCATGATCAACCTGACCTGGGACAACCCGGTCGATCTCTACGCCAACCATGCCCACACCAATATCTACCGCAGCGAGACCGACAACTTCGCCAACGCCCAGGCGGTAGGCCGCGACCCGGGCATGCTCTACAGCGACGTGGTGCGTGACGACGCCATCGACCCCCAGGACCCGGAGGCGATCAAGGGTTACTACTACTGGATTACCTTCACCTCGACCGCCGGGGTCGAGGGGCCGCCCAACAGCGGCAGCGGCACCTACGCCGAGCCGCTCGCCGACATGGAGTACGTGCTCGACCTGGTGTCGGGTCGCATCGGCGAGAGCGAGCTGGCCAAGGCCTTCAAGGACCGCATTCAGGGCATCCAGGAGACCGTCTCCGAGCAGGGCGACCTGTATACCCTGACGCTCAACCAGAACGGCTATATCTCCGGCTTCGGCGCGTACAACGATGGCACCACCGCCGACTTCGCCGTGGTCGCCGACCGCTTCTGGATTGCCCGGCCCAACTCCAACCAGAAGCGCATGCCGTTCATCGTCGAGGATGGCGTGGTCTACATGGACACGGCGATGATCCGCGACGCCTCGATCCAGGAAGGCAAGCTGGGGCCGATCACTATCGGCAAGATCTTCGACAATGCCGGTCGCCCGATCACCACCGTGGCGGGACTGCTGCGCGCCGACGCCATCGACGTGGACTCGCTGCGCATCGGCTTCGGCCAGGTGACCGGCGACCTGAGCTCCACCGCGCGCGGCAACAACGGTCGCCCGGCCTGGCGGCTCGACCGTGACGGCGAGTTCGAGCTCAACTCCACCGGCGCCGGCGGACGCATGGAGCAGCGCGGCGACCGCATCTCGGTCTACGACGAGAACGGCCGCCTCCGGGTGAGGATCGGCAGACTATGAGCTATGGCATCCAGGTCAGGGCGCCGGAAGGTGGCGTCAACTTCGAGCTATCCTCGCGGCTGACCACCCTCATCCTGTCGCGAGTGGTGGGGCGAAACGACAGCGGCAGCGTGACGCTCGACATCCCGGGCACCATGGACATCGCCGTCCAGGCCATTCCGCTGGATGGCGACCATCATATGCGCCACGTACCCCACAAGCTGACCTATCACGCCAGCACCCGCACCCTGAGCTGGGCGCCGGCGATCAGCGACGAGGCGCAGCTGTCCGACCTCGCCGACTGGGCGTCGCCGCGCCGCAGCCGCAGCCGCATCGTGGTGTTCGGCTACATGCCGGAGGTGTCATGAGCTGGGGTGTCGAGACGCAAGGCTTCTTCGGCCGCCTGCCCATCGACCAGGATTTCGACAACCTGGTGTATCGCAAGCAGGGCTCGCGCCGTCTGGGGACCGGCTATCACGTCGTCCCGCTGGAAAGCCGCGGCGTGGCGTCGCTGGTGGTGGCGGCGCGCCATCCTGGCATGGACGTGGCGCTGCTCGGCTACACCCAGGACGCCTACGGCACGACCGGCATCCGCCTCTACGTGCGTGGCACCGGCACCTTCTACTGGCGCACCTATGAGAGCGCCTACCCGCTGCCCGTCCAGGGCTGGGGCATGGTGGTCTATAACGCCGGCGGCAAGCAGACCTTTCACTCAGACCACCGCTACGCCGACGTCAAGAACTCGCGCTACTACATCGGCTCCTCGAAGATGCCGTTGAGCGGCCACTACTACCTGCTCAACACCCCGGCCACACCGACCTTTGAGTACGTGACCTACCAGGACTCCTGGTACTCCGAGGACATCCGCTACAAACAGACCGGCACCCGGCGAGTCCTGAGGACAGAAAGGGTCTATCAATGCTGGTACGAATACGGGTTTGTCGATGGCCGATACACCTCGTGGCGCGAGTGTGGCTATGTCTATGATCAGGTCTGGGTAGAGGAGCCGGTCTACAACTTCGTCACCGTCGGCTACTGGGTCAGCGTCGAGGCCATCGTCTTCTGCACCAAGCACGTCTCCATGGTGCGCCACGGCAGCGACGACACGCTGAGCGAGTACCGCCACCGCACCCACCACCAGCAGGCCGCCTGGAGCTGGTTCTATCGCTATTACGACCGAGTGAGCCCGATCTATCAGGAGGGCACCTGGGTGTATCGCGAGTTTCTGCCGGTCTACCAGGGGCACCTGCAGTGGCTGGCGAGCCCGACCTACACCGGCATCACCGGGCACAGCAACAAGCTGATCATGCTGCGTTAGACCCGCGAAATCGCGCCCTTGACTCTGCTACACTGTCTTCCAACTGGCTCACCGTGAGGTGCCCATGCCCCGTCAAGACGAACACGCCTTCCTGTGTCGCGTGCTGCCGAATCATCCGGCCGCCGTGGCTTTTTGCGAGACCCTGTTTCGCATCTCCCAGACCCTCGACGACCTGATCGATCGCGACCGCCCGGTCAGCGATGACGCCATCATGTCCGCCTTCTGGCAGGCGCTGATCGAGTTGCCGGCCAACCCCTTCTATCGCCAGCACGAGCTCTACCTCCGGCCGCTGATGGCCGGCGCCCTGCAGGACTGGCGCGACAGCGTGTCCCTCGAGCGCTCCGACGACCGGCACCATCGGACGCTGGCCTTCGTGCTGCGCGACCAGCTGACCAGCCTGGTGATCCAGTGCGCCTACCTGGTGGGCGGCGAGAGCTGGATGAACCAGGTGAGCGTGGCGATTCGCCAGCACTTCCACGAGGACGGCCTCGACGACTACCTGACCGAGCTTGAAGGAGGCGGCCAATGAGCGGTGGAGGCGGCGACAACGAGATCAAGGATACCCCCGAGCAGCGCCAACTGGCGGCCGTGGCGGCGGAGAAGTGGAACTTTGCCCAGGAGCGCCTGGCCCCGCTCGAGGACGCCTATATGGAGTCGGTCGGCAACATGACTGACGCCGGCAAGATGAGCTACATCCGCGGCCGGACCATGCAGGCCCAGCAACAGGCCGGCAGCGAGCTCGCCGACCAGGCGGGCCAGCAGCTCCAGCAGGGCGGCATCGACCCCTCCAGCGGGCGCTATCAGGGCGCCATGAGCGGCCTGGCGCTCGATACCGCCCAGGCCGGCGGCGAGACCCTGGGGCGCGCCCAGTTCGAGCAGGAGAACCAGCAGGTCCAGGGGCTGCAGAACATCGTGGCTATCGGCCAGGGGCAGTCCGGGCAGGCTCAGGCGGGGCTCGCCGGGCTCGCCGACCAGTCGGCGGCCGATGCCCGCCAGTCGGCCGCCACCCAGTTCAACCGGCGCAGTGCCAACCTGCAGCTGCTCGGCCAGGTGGCCGGCGCCGGCACCGCCTACGGGCTCGACAACTGGGGCGGCAGCACGCCAGGCCTCGGCATGGAGGGTGGCGTCAACCAGACCGCCATCGACACCTCCAACCAGCTGTGGAATTCCTAGGGAGGCCCCATGTTCCAGAGCCTGTTTTCCAATCTCGACATCCCCCAGAGCCAGACCGCCGGCCTCAGCGTCGATCCCGGCCAGGCCTTCCGTGGCGACCAGGGCGCCTCCGAGCTGCTGGGCAAGATCAATCGCGCCCAGTGGAACGACTGGAAGGCGCGCTTCGCGCCCTACATCGACACCCTGTCCGACATCGCCCAGGACGAGGGGGCGCCGTCCACGGCTGCCGCCAACGCCAGCGGTGCCATGGGCCTGGCCTTCGATGCCAACCAGCAGGCCCTCGAGCAGGACCGCGAGGCCTTCGGCATCCAGCAGACCGGCGCCCAGGCCGAGGCCGAGCAGCGCCGCACCAGCTTGCAGCGCCAGGCCTCGCAGGTCAGCGCCGGCAACCAGGCGCGCATCTCCGCCCTCGACCGCCAGCAGGCCATCCTCGCCGGCGGCATGGGTCTCTCCAACATCCCTGACCAGGCACTGAACCAATGAGCTACGGACTGATCGGGCTTCGCCAGCAGATGGAAGGCGAGGCCATGCAAGGGCTCTCTGATCTGGCCGGCCAGCAGCGCCAGGCCAATATGCAGGAAGAGCAGATGGAGCAGGCCGAGAAGCAGCAGAAGACGGGCGCCGTGGGCATGGGCGCGAGTGTCGGCATGATGGCGGGTGGCCCGGTGGGCGCCGCGATTGGGGCGGGCGTTGGCCTGCTGGCTGGCGAACTGTTCTAGGAGATCACCATGGCAGGACTCGACACACGCGGCCTGGCCGACGGCTTCGCTCAGGGCTTCGGGCTGATGGACCGCTATCAGCGTGGCCAGCGCGCCGACGAGCGCGCCGACCAGCAGATGGAGATGCAGCAGGAGCGGATGGGCATGCAGCGCGAGCGCATGGATATGCAGCGCGAGCAGTACGACGCCCAGCAGCAGGAAGCCCAGCGCGCCCAGGACATGGAGGCGCTGCAGTTCACCCTGGGAAAGATCGGCTCCGGCATGGAGGTGGACGAGAGCGAGATCGAGCTGCTGCGCCAGTACCCCAAGTACTGGGCGGCGCTGGACCCCGACACCGACGCCTCCATCGAGCAGGCCCAGCAGGTGATCGACCCCCAGAGCCCGGTGGACGCCAACGACCCCGAGAGCCTGGCGGCGCTCAACCAGATGTTCGGCGCCGAGATCAATCGCGGCGAGGGTGGCCAGAAGCGTGTGGTCGGCATGGTGCCGGGGCCGGACGGCGAGAGCGTGATGCTCGAGCTGGAGGTGGTCGGCGAGGACGGTAGCCGCTACAACGCCCCCATGACGCAAGGGCGCAGCAACCGCGAGGACGACGACCTGGTGATGTCGGTGCCGGTGGAGCGTCTCGTCGAGCAGACCCAGGGCATGCGCATGCTGCGTAACGTCTTCCAGAGCCCCGAGGCTCAGCAGCGGGCCAGCCAGGTGCTCGGCCTGCTGCGCGGCGACAGCGCCGAGAGCTGGGATCTTGAGGAGCATCCGCGGCTGGGCATGATCCAGGTGAACCGCCAGACCGGCGAGGTGAAGCCAGTGCGTCCCGGGGCTGGAAGCCCCTATGATCGCTCCGGGTCGAGCAACTACTGGAACCGCCCCACGGCAACGCAGAAGGACATTGAGTACATGGTGGAGAACGGTCTGGCTCCAGACCGTGAGACCGCCTGGCGTATGCTCCGCGAGAACGGGCGCGATAACAGCTACTCGCGCTCCGAGGACCGCATCGACGCCCTGCGCACCCGCGCCGAAAGCCTTGAGGAGGTGATTATGGGCGAGGGGGCCATTATTCCCAGCGATGCCGAAATCGAAGCCGCCCGGGAGGAGCTGCGATTCCTCCAGCAAGAGATCCGCAAGGAAGAAAATCGCACCTACGGCATTCGGTCCCCTGGCGGCTCGAGCCCAGCGCCGTCCGACCAGGAGGCGCGGCCTAGCCCTAAAGCGGAAGCGCCCCGGCAAGCGACCCAGACTGAGCGTGGCCAGCGCCCCGGCCCTGAGCCCAAGAAGCCGAGCCAGAGCGGCCCCGTGAGCGCCGACGACATCCTCAACAAGTACCTCTAGTCCGCCAAGGAGCCGCGTGTGAACGCCGCCAGCCAGCGCAACAGCACCCCCAAGTGGTCAGATATTTCCAGCGACGAGGACTTCCAGTCCGCTGATTGGCAGACCCGCCAAGCGGTTCGCGGCGAGTTCTTCCGTCGTGTCGTGGAGCCCAACGTCCCCGCCGATCTGCTCGATGAAGTGCAGGGCAAGTTTTTCACCCAGACCGAGGCAGATGTATTCGGCGATCGCGGCGGAAGTGACACTGGCGGCGGCTTTGCCATGCAGAGCTCGCCTCAGGATGAAACCGGCCTGGCGATACCGGGGGCTCAATCCGAGGCAGAGCCGCCGGGGCTGGCGAGCAATGCGCTGCGCAATGCAGGTGAGCGCGGCCTCGACCTGGCCGGCAATGCCGCGCAGTTCATCGGCAACATGGCCGAGATGGGCGAGAAGATGATCTCCGACCACCTGGGTGGCTTTAATCCCGGGGTGATCGGGGGCGAATCCGAGGCGATGCGCGCGCGTGGCTACGAGCCCGATCTCGAGCTGGGCGGCTACGGGCTGGACTTCACAGCTCGCGCAAAGCCGGAGGACACCGACACCGGACTGACTGCTGCCGGCCAGGCTGTGGAGGATGTGGGGCTCGGGTACCAGCCGAACTACACCATCGATCGCGCACTCGACGAACCCAGCATCGAGACGCTCGCCGGTGCCGCCGCCGAGCAGGGTCCCGCCGCCCTGGCCGACATGGCCGGGCTGGTGATCAACCTGCCTGCCTACCTGGCGTCCCGTACGCAAGAGATCGGCGAAGCCCGCGTCGGGAATGATGGTCGCGAGGGCATGCCCGAAGGGCGCGATTACGCCGTTGCCGGGCCGACCGCCGCGGCTTCCGTGCTGCTGGATCGGTTCGCGCTGGGCAGGATCCTCCCGGGTGGCAAAAATGCCGTTTCCCGGGCCAGCCAGATCCCTGGCGCCGTAGGCCGCGCGGGCGTCACCGAGGCCACCACCGAAGCGATCCAGGAAGGCGGTATCGAGTATGCCGGCGAGTCGGTCGGTACCGAGCAGGGCTGGGACCCGGTAACGGCTGGCCGGCGCGCTGCCGGCGGCGCCATCATTGGCGGCCCGACCGGCGGTGCCGTGCGCTTGGGCACAGCGACCGCCGAGGCGGCTGGCAACCGCAGCGGGAGCACACAGGCCAAATCATCGCAATCCAGCGATACGAACCAGGCGCCATCGCCAGAAGCCCTGCAGGCCAACGAGGAAGCCGTCGGTGCGGCATCCGACCTCATCCGGCGGCCGCGCTTCGAGCTGTCGTCCGCAGAGCGTGAGGCGCGCGACTCGATCACTTATGGCGATGCGTTCAAGGCGCTGCGAGCCGCTGCCGAGGAGCAGGGTGATACCGAAGCCGTGGCCGATCTGGATGCCGTCAGCGAGGAGGTGTCTTCCGCGCTGGAGGAAGAGACGCTAGCCCGCAGCCGCGGCGACGAAGAATCCATTGAACAGGTCCGCCAGCGGCTGGGCGCTGCATCCCAGCGATTCTCCGATGCCGTTGGGCGAATCAACGAGCGGGCGGCCGTAGAGCAGGGCCCAGATGCCGATCCCGACCCGATGGCTTACCGCAACGCCAACTACACCGCTGCCGAAGTGGATCAGGCTTGGGAAGAGCAGGGCGCGGCGATGTCGGAAACTCCTCCCTCCCCGGGCGATGTCGAGCGAGCCGCTGCCGAGACCGACACCGAGCCAACCCCCGCACAGGCCGAGGCCGGCAACTACCGAAAGGGCAAGGTTCGGCTCAACGGCTTCGAGATCGCTATCGAGAATCCCAAGGGATCGACACGCCGTGGCACCGCCCCGGACGGCACTGAGTGGGCCAATCGCATGGGTGGCCATTACGGTGATCTGAAGGGCACCGAGGGTGCCGACGGTGACAACCTCGATGTCTTTGTGGGCGACAACCCAGCCTCGTCTCGCGTGTTCGTCGTGGACCAGGTGAACGAAGAGGGCAGCTTCGACGAGACCAAGACCCTGATGGGGTATGACTCTCTCGAGGAGGCCCGGCAGGCGTACCTGTCCAGCTATGACGAGAACTGGCAAGGGCTGGGCGACATCGCCGAGACCTCGATTGACGACTTTCGTCAGTGGGTTCGAGAGGGCAATACCCGCGCGCCGTTCGCGATGGGTCAGCAGGCCGCCAGCGGGGCTACGGAGCCGGCGAACTCCCCCGAAGAGGTGGGGCCGCAGGAGCAAGAACAGAGCGCAGCCGAGGTCGTGCCACAGGCCCAGCGCGAAACCGCCTACCTGCCGGACAACACCCCGGTGGAAACCCGTTTCCGCGTGGTGGACCTGGCCGACCTCACCCCATCCAACCGCTCCGACGGACAGGTCAATCCACAATTCCCCACCGAACTGCAGCCGCGCGATCGCACTAACGCCAACAGCCAGGTGCAGGTGCGCAATATCGCCGCGCGGCTAAATCCCGAGCGCCTCGGCAGCAGCCCCGATGCCGGTACCGGAGCCCCGATCATCGGCAAGGATGGCGTGGTGGAGTCTGGCAATGGGCGCACCATGGCCATCGCCACCGCCTACCGTGAGGGCGGCGAGCACGCCCAGGCGTACCGCGATTTCGTTCGCCGCCAGGCCCAGGAGCGTGGTATCGAGGCTGACATCGAAGGCATGCGCCGCCCAGTGCTGGTACGAGAGCGAGCCAGCAAGATTGATCGCGCCGAGTTTGCCCGCCGTTCCAACGAGAGCCAGGTGGCCGGCATGACCGGCTACGAGCAGGCCATGGCTGATGCCGACACACTTACCGCTGATGAACTCCAGGCCTGGAACCCGGACCAGAGCGGCGACCCGCTAGCAGCCAGCAATCGCGACTTCCAGCGCTCCTTCGTGGGCCGACTGGGTAACAACGAGGCAGCGCGCTACACCACCCGACAGGGACAGGCCGCCCCGGAGCTGGGGCAGCGCATGAGCCGTGCCTTGTTCGCCAAGGCCTATGCCGAGCCGGATATGGTGGAGCTGGTCACCGAGCAAGGCGACCAGATGCGAAACCTGGCCGGCGCCCTGCAGGCCGCGGCCCCGGATCTTGCCATGGCGCGCGAGACCGGCAATCAGGAAGCACTCGACATCATCAGCACCATCAATGAGGCGGTGCGCCTGGTTCGCGCCTCGCGCCGCGGCGGGGCACCTATTCGCGAGCTGATCGGTCAGGCCGATGCCTTCAGCGAGCCGGTATCGGAACTCACCGCCGAACTGGCTATCCTGATCAACACCAATATGCGATCGCGTGCCAGCCTAGAGGCAGCGCTTGGCTTCGTGGCTCAGGATGCGCGGCGGCGCGCCGAGACCGCCCGAAATGGCGCGCTATTCGAAGACAGCACCACCAGCGAGGACGCGATACGTGAAGGATTCAGACAAAACCCAGCAGACCCAGAAGAGCAACGAGCACCTGAGACCGATGTTTCAGGACGCTCTAGCGAAGGCGAACGAGAGCCTGCCCAGCGGCGAGAAGCTGATCCTGCCGAAGGGGCTGAAGAAACCCAGGACGTAGCCGAATCTCCGCTCCTCGAGTCTTACACCGAGCAGGATCTTGCCAGGCGTGAGCAGGCCACCCAGCAGGCGCAACAGGCCGAGTCCACCCAGCTGCGCGAGCAGGAGCAGCGCGCCGCCGCCGACCGTGAGGCCGACGACTTTGCACTGGCCGGCAGTGATCTTCCTGCCGACCAGGCCACCGCTCGCGGTCAGGACCCTTTGTTTGCTTTTGCGGATGAATCACCAGCAGGGCCGCGCGCCGAAGCGATCCGCGCTCGCCTGGCGGGTCACCCAGAGCTGTCGGTTGTCGAGGTGGTTCAGTCCGCATCGGAGCTGCCGGTCGGTGTGCAGCTAATCATGGCCCTGCAGGGCGTCGAGGGGGGGCGAGTCAGCGGCGTCTACAACCCCGATACCGGTGCACCGATGATCGTCGCCGACAACCTCATCGACGAGGCTGACGGCGTGCGCAAGGCGGTCCACGAGGGCGTGGGTCATTACGGCATTCGCGGAATGCTCGGCGAAGAGCTCGAGCCGTTGATGATGGAGATCTACCAGAGCCACACCCGCTCAGAGCCGGGGCGGCGCAACATCGAGGACATTCAGCAGGCCTACCCCTTCATCGACGTGACCACCCGCAAGGGCAAGATCACCCTGGCCGAGGAGCTGGTGGCCCACTACATCGAGGACAGCAACGGCCGGCCTAAGCTGAGCCAGCGCATCAAGTCCACGATCCGCCGCCTACTGCGCAAGCTATTCCCGGGCATCCAGTGGCGAACCGCCGACATTCTGGTCATGGGCGACCAAGCTCGTCGCTGGCTGCGCCGACAGCAGGCCACACGCGATAACAGCGATGCCGGAAACCGCTACAGCTTCGCCGAGCGGCAGGCTGAATTGTCGCCTCAGGATCTGGCCGCCCAGCTGCGCGAGGAGTTTCCCGGCCTCAAGCTCGACCTGGCAGGGAGTGACCAGCGTGTGACGTTGTCGCGCATCGTGGCCCCGGGGCGCGAGCAGGGCACCGGCTCTGCGGTGATGCGTCGCCTGACCGACTGGGCGGACGCCTCCGGGCGCATCCTGGCGTTGACGCCGTCCAGAGACTTTGGTGGCAACGTGAAGCGCCTGCGCGAGTTCTATCGCCGCTTCGGCTTCGTGGAGAACAAGGGCCGCAACAAGGACTACGAGATCAGCGAGGCCATGTACCGCGAGCCCGACCGCGGCGTGGGCGAGGTGCGCTTCAGCCTCGCCAGTCAGCCAGGCACCGTCGGCGGCAAGTTCAGCAGTACGGACAGCACCGGCTTCGCCATGCCGGATGAGTCCTTGGTGGATACGGCGCTGCGCAAGATGGCCGACAAGATGCGCCCGCTGAAGATCCTCGAAGAGTCGATCCGCCGCACCGGCCGCGACATCGAGGAGGAAGCCGACGCCTACCTGGCCGAGGAGCTATTCCACGGCAAGGTGGAGTATGACCTGCGTCAGCTGCAGGAGCAGTATGTCGAGCCGCTGGCAGAAGGTCTGGCCAAGGCCAAGATAAGCCAGGCCGACCTCGACGACTATCTCTACGCCCGCCACGCGCCGGAGCGCAACGCGACAATCGCCGAGCGCAACCCGGACGACCCTGAGATGCAGGATGGCGGCTCCGGCATGACCAACACCCAGGCCGCCGAGATCATCGAGCGGGTCGCCAACTCGGGCAAGCAGGCCGAATACGACCGCCTGTCCCAGTTTGTCTACGACATGACCCGACTGCGCCGCGAGGCGATCCGCGAGGGCGGCCTCGAGGATGATGCGGTGGTGGATGCCTGGGAGTCCGCCTGGCAGTACTACGTGCCGCTCAAGGGCAATGCCGCCGACGAGCCGGGGCGGCCGCGCACCGGCCGCGGCTTCGAGGTCAGCGGGCGGGAGTCGCGCATCGCCGCCGGCCGTAAGTCGCTGGCCGACTCGCCATCGTCCCAGGTGATCGTGGACGTCAACGAGTCGCTGATCCGCCGGCGCAAGAATGAGGTGGCGCAATCGCTGCTCTCCCTGGTGACCGACAACCCGAACCCGGCGCTGTGGGAGGTGTTCACCGACGACAACCCCGATACCCAGCGCACGCCGACCCGGGTCACCGACCCAGAGACGGGGCAAGTGCGCATCGAGGTGCAGGAGCGACCGGTCAATATGGCCGGCAACGACCGCTACTTCAAGGCCAAGCGCGCCGGTCGGACCTACTACCTCAAGATCCACGACGAGCGCCTGATGAACGCCATGCGCAACGTGGGCCCGGAGAACAACAACACCCTGGTCCGCGCCGCCGGCGCCGTCACGCGCGTCATGTCGTCACTGGTGACCAGCTACAACCCCGAGTTCATGCTGACCAACTTCGCCCGTGACGTGCAGACCGCGCTGCTCAACCTGAGCGCCGAGCAGACCCGCGACGACGGCAAGATCAAGGGCGAGGCGATCGTGCGCCAGACCGCCCGCGACATTGGCCCGGCAATGCGCGCCGCCTGGCGCGGCCTGGCCGGCAGGGATGGCAAGAACGACGGCAGCCGCGAGTGGGACCAGTGGTTCCGTGAGTTCCAGGAGGACGGCGCCAAGACCGGCTACTTCGATATGAAGGACCTCAACGCCCAGGCGAAGGAGATCCAGTCGATGATTCGCCGGGCCGACGGCACCACGCTCTCCCACATGCTCAAGGCGCGCAAGAAGACCGCCGACTTCGTGGAGAACATGAACGGCGCCGTGGAGAATGCGGTGCGCCTCTCCGCCTACGCCAACGCCCGGCGCGCCGGCATCTCGCGGAAGAAGGCGGCCAGCCTGGCCAAGAATATGACGGTCAACTTCAATCGCCGCGGCGAGGCCGGGACCGCGCTGAACGCTGCCTACATGTTCGCCAACGCTTCCATTCAAGGCACCATGAACTTCGCCCGCACCATGGTCACGGTGAAGAACGCCCCCGAGGGAAAGAGCCGGATGAACGTGTGGGCGCGCATGAATCTGGCGCAGAAGATGGGAATGGGCATGGCCACCGGCGCCTTCATGCTTGGCATGCTCAACCGCTGGGCCTCTGAAGAAGATGAAGACGGCGCTCTGTTCTGGGACAAGATCCCGGATTACGAGAAGGAGCGCAGCCTGATCTTCATGAGCAGTCTGTGGGGCGGCGAGCCCGACGACTACATCAAGATCCCGCTGCCTTACGGCTACAACGTCTTCTCGGTGGTGGGCACCCACGCCGAGGCGGTGGTCGCCGGCACCGAGGATGCCACCGAGGCGGCCAAGAACCTGGTGCTGGCCGTGGCCGGCAGCTTCTCGCCCATCGGCTTTGAAGACTCCGACGAGGCGCACTCGCTGTTCCTCAAGAACCTGACGCCGACGATCTTTCGCTCGATTACGCAGATCGGCGTCAACGAGAGTTTCTCGGGGCGCCCGATCTACCGCGAGGATTTCCCGTTCGGCACGCCGACGCCCGATAGCTCCCGCTCTTTCCGTTCGACACCCGAGGCTTATCAGGGCTTTGCGAGGTTCCTCAACGAGTTCACCGGCGGTACCGACAACATCAGCGGGGCAATCGACGTCAGCCCGGACGTGATGCAGCACCTGGTGAACTATTACGGTGGCGGCGCCTGGGGCTTCGTGGAGAAGTCGGCGGACTTCGCCAAGCGAACCGCCACCGGCGAAGAGGTAGAGCGCTACCGAGTGCCGTTTGCCGGCCGCTTCATGAGCGACGTCAGCGAATATGGCGATATGCAGCGTTTCTACGAGCGCCGCGACGAGCTGGGCCAGATCGCCAATGAAGCGGATTCGCTGCGAGGCCGTGAGCGAATCGACTACCGGCGAGACCACCAGCAGCAGCTTCGGCTGTTCAATCGCGCGACCGACCTGGAGAAGCGCCTCAGCGACCTGCGCAAGCGTCGCGACCGCATCGAGGAGACCGAGACGCTCTCTGATGAGGCCAGGCGCCGCCGGACCGAGATGGTTGAAAACCAGATGCAGCGCTGGATCGACGACTTCAACCGTCGCTATGACGAGATCGAATGATCAGGGCTCGTCGGTAGCCTCGAGCTCCCCTCGCTGGAGCTCGACGGTCGCCAGCGACCTCCCGGATCTCTGGTAGTAGAGCGGGTCCCAGCGACACCGTAGCTGCTGATCGACATGGCGGGCAATCAGGTGGTAAGCCGCGACGCCTGCCGCCAACCCGGCCGGCAGGCAGCCGTAGGTCGCAATGTAGTGGTAGAGATGAGGCTGGGCATACAGCACGCCTTGCGAGGCGAACACCAGGAGGGTGGTGCCGATGCCAGCCGTGATCGCCCACGGCTTGCGGTAGTGCTCCAGGGAGTGGAGGCGACGAATCTTCCGCTTCTCCTCCTCGGAGAAGTGCAGCATGTAGGCGACGCGGTGCGGCATGTCAGCACCCGTTCAGGTTGTCGAAGCAGTAGTCGTTTGGGGTGGTTCGAAGATGCCCTTCCACCATGGTGCCGTCGCTGCGCATGTAGGGGTTGATGTACTGGTAGCGGGGTGGATTCCCGTAGTTCAAGCTGCCCGACATGAGCCCCATGCCGATGGCGGTCTGCAGGCCGCGCATCTTCGCCTGGTGTTGGCGGAGGTTGCTTGATGCAAGCCGAAAACTCAGAAGGGCGCTCCTATTCTGACGCAGCCACTCCGAGGTCTTTAGGGGCTGGGCGGTTCCTGGCCCCTCCATCATGGCCCACATGAGCACCCCGTAACGCTGAGCGCAGCTCGACAGCCACTCCTCGGCGTCCTCCATTTTCCTCTTGGCCACCAGGATGGGCGAGGTGCTGGTGGATCTACCGGAAAGCTCCTCCTCCATCTTCTCGAGGACGTTTGCCCGGACGCTGACAAAGCCGCCGCCACAATAAGACATTGCCTGATCGGCTCGCGGATGGTCGGAGGGGGTCAGCGAGACGTTGCGGAGCTGGTACTGGCTGAGCTCGTCCAGACGCGCGCCAGAGGTCTCCATGTTCTGCTTGAACTTGGCGCCGGCGCATCCCGCCAGGGCTGCGGCCAGGACTGTGACGGCGATGACCCTCATGCAATTTTCCTTGTTCCAGTTGCTTCGCCAAAGGTAGCGCAATAGCCAGGAGGTATGCGAGGGCCTACCTTTCGTCCTCGCCCTGGTCTTCTAGAATCCGTCGCTCCGCTATTCTTGCGAGCAGCCTGGCCAGCAGACGATCCTCCGTCTCCTTGTCCAGCACAACCCCGCCCTCCTGGGGTTCGTCGAAGCTTTCTTGTAGCCGAGCGACAAGCTCCGCGTTCAAGCTGCGGCCGCTCTCTTCAGAGGCGGCCTTGAGCTGCTCATAGAGCGGCCAAGGCAGCCGGAACTGGGATCGATAGGTATCTTTTGTCATGTCACTAGCTTGACACTGCAAGGCAGTGCAGTATAGTGACAGATGTGTCACTGAATAAAGTGACGCCACCAACGCAAAGCTACGGAGACGGCGACAATGAAGAGCTACAGGACACAAGTCAGGATCCCATGGGAGCTGGCTGAATGGATCAAAGGGAGGGCCTGTGAGGAGCACAGGTCAATAAACTCTCAGATCGTGCATTACCTGGAAGCGCAGCGTCAGCAGGAGCAGGAGAATGAAAGGAAAGGCGGCAAGAAGTGAAACAGAAGAAGCCCCCGGGGCGGCAACCCCAGAGGCCTCGATTGTCAACCCAACTTCCACGAAAGGTGACGACATGAAGAATAGCACCACCACCGCCATCATCGCCATTGGCACCGCTTCCATCGGCGGCCAGACCATCGAGACCGTCAACGCCCGCGATCTCCACGACTTCCTGGAGGTGGGTAAGCGGTTCACCACCTGGATGCAAGATCGCATCCAGCAGTACGGATTCGTCGAGGGGCAAGACTTTCTCCCGGTTCTGGGAGAAAGCTCTGGCGGCCGCCCAAGCACCGAATACCACCTCTCTCTCGACATGGCCAAGGAGCTGTCCATGGTCGAGCGCAACGAGAAGGGCAAGCAGGCTCGCCAGTACTTCATCGAGTGCGAGCGTCGGGCCAAAGAGGCGGCACCCCAGCTCCCTCAGAGCATGGCCGAGGCGCTTCGCCTGGCCGCCGATCAAGCCGAACGCCTCGAGCGGCAGGAGAGGGCGCTGCAGGAGGCGGCGCCCAAGGTGGCGTTCGCCAATCAGGTCGAAATATCACACGACGCCATCACCGTGGGACAGGCCGCCAAGACGATCGGCACCGGCCGCACGCGGCTGTTTTCCTTTCTTCGCCATCATGGCTGGGTCAACCGCCGCAACGAGCCCTACCAGTCGAAGATCGAATCCGGGCTGATGGATGTGAAGGTGGGGCACTGGGAGCATCCCGAGAAAGGCTTGCAGGAGAACATCACGGCGCTGGTGACGGGCAAAGGCCTGATCCGCCTTCAGAAGCTCTGGGAGCAAGAGAGGGGGGACGCAGCATGAAGACGACCGCTAATACTGCAGGGCTGACCGACATTGCCAATCGCGTCGATGCGGCAACGCGACTTCTTCAGGGCGCGCGCCGCCTTCACGGCCGGGAGCACCATCCGATCCTCGACATGTCGCTTCGGCAGCTAGGCCTTCATATCGAGGCCATCGTGGTCGCAACGAAGATGATCCACGGCCACCCAGCCCAGACCAGCCGAGAGCTGCTGACTGATGTTTCCGTCTCTCTGCCGCTGGTCGCTTCGCCGGTCTCCGACCACGAGCGGTTGCTAGACGACTACGTCTGCTGCCGGCTCGGCTGCGTGGTGGCGGCGCTCAGGGTTATCGAGTCGTCCTGCCATGATGCGGATGACGAGGCGATGCATATCACCGGGGACGCCATGTCGGAGTGCATTCACTGGATCGAGGCAGCGCGCCACGATCTATCTGAGCTGATCGCCCAGGGGGTCGAGGCGAGCGAGGCCGCCTAAGTGCCGTGGGCCGCGGGCGAGTCGCCACCCTGAGACAGCGGCGGCCGCCCGCGTTACAATCGGGTTTTCCCGCAAGGGCGCGTTCGAGGTTGAAATGTCGGTTGTGAGTACGATTGTGAGTAAGATCGGAGCTACTTCGACTCGACACTTAATGAAATCAGGAGGTTGAGTTGAAAAACGTGCTGATGATCGATAACAGCGAACACCCGGTACTGCTTTCTACTCCCTGATTCGAAGCCCCGTCGCAGCGGCGGGGCACCTCTCCTCTCCCTCTCCTCCTTTCTCTATTCTTCCTTCCCAATCTCCGCTTTTTGTGAGTACGATTGTGAGTACCTCCACCGTTACTCACACGCCATGCCGCTATCTGACACCAGGGCCCGCAAGGCCAAGCCCCGCGAGAAGCTCTATCGTATCGCCGACGCCCACGGCCTGTGCCTCGAGGTGAGGCCCAACGGCGCCAAGTACTGGCGCCTGCGTTATCGCCTCCACGGCAAGCCGACCATGTGGACCGTCGGCGAGTACCCCTCCACCAGCTTGGCAGAGGCCCGCGAGCGCCGCGAGTGGGCGCGCAAGCTGATTGCCCAGGGTGCCCATCCCAAGGACGAGGAGGCGCGCCTGAAGCGCGAAGAGAAGCTGCACCAGGACAACACCTTCGGGCTCATTGCCGAGGAGTGGTTTGTCGAGCGCTCGCCCAACTGGTCGGACTACTACCGCGACCAGGTGCGCCACGGGCTCGACGAGGAGATACTCCCGACCCTGGGCCGGCTGGCGCTGCGCGATGTCACAGCGCCGGAGATCCTGGAGATCATGCGGCGCATCGAGAAGCGCGGGGCGCCGACCATCGCCATCAACGTGCGCATGTGGATCAGCAACATCTTCCGCTTCGCGATCCTGACTCTGCGCGCCAAGGATGACCCGGCCGAGCACGTCAAGGGCGCGGTGACCCGCGGCGAGGTCAAGCACGCCGTAGCGCTCACCGAGAAGCAACTGCGATTCCTGCTGGGGCAGATCCCGATCTATGGCGGGTACCGGAGCACGCAGCTGGCCATCGAGCTGTTGTTGTTCACCATGGTGCGCGGGGTGGAAATGCGCCGCGGTCGCTGGGAGGACGTGGACTTCGAGGCGAAGATCTGGCGCATTCCGCGCCAGAACATGAAGCGCAAGCGCGACCATGCGGTACCGCTGTCGAGCCAGGCGATAAGGGTATTGGAGGAGCTGAAGACGTATTCGGGCGGCGGGGAACTGATGGTGCCCGGGATGAAGCACCCCAACAAGCCGATTCATCACACGACGATCAACACCGCGCTGACTCGGATGGGGTTCGGGGGAGGGGCCTTCGCCACCCACGGCTTCCGCGCCACCGCGTCCACGCTGATGAACGAGTACGGGTGGCGCGAGGATGCCATCGAGCGGCAGCTGGCGCACGTGCCGAAGGACAGGACGCGGGGCTCTTACAACCACGCGAAGTACATGAAGGAGCGGCGGGAGATGCTGCAGTGGTGGGGGGATTACGTGGATAGCCTGCGAGGTCAGGAAGCGGAAGCCCACTGACGCTCGATCCACTCGTCTATCTCGCGCTCAAGCCAGAGGCGCTTGCCCTGGATCATCTTGCCGGTCGGAAACTCGCCGGAGCGAATCAGGCGGTAGATCTTCGCGTGCTTGAAGCCCACCTTCTTTTCCAGTTCCGGCAGGGGGAGCAGTCGATTATTCGCCATCTTGGCCCTCCTCTGTCAGGCGCTTATTGACCACGTTCGCCAGGACGGTGGCGGCGGACTTTCTGGCCCTTCCTCTGGCTCGCGAGCATTCGTCTTTCAGAAGCTCGTCACCCTCTTGATCCAGCTGCATGGCCAAGTCACCTAGAAATGCGGTGTCATGGCGATGCAGGCAGGACGCTCCGGCATCGTCTGGCTCGCCCAGGAGGTGCCCGGCCTCCAGCTCGCTCCAGCAAGCCACTTCGCCGTTGAGGTGGTAGCCGGCAAGGCCGTCAGAATCCTGAATCAAGGTGCGAACCTCATCGGCCAGTGCGGTATAGCGCGCCGCCAAGCCGTCCCGCTCTTTCTTCAGGTGCCGGTAGCGCAACTCCCATTGCGCCGGCGTCGGGGTGCGCTGCTTGGGAAGATCGATGGCGCCGGTTTCGTATGCCTCTCCGTTCAGCGCCATGGAGGCGCGCTCGGAGATGAAGGCGAGGCGCCTTGTCATCGTGCGACTGTTGTCAGCCGTTCGCTGGATGTGGTCCAGCGCATCCCTCAGCCTGGCGTTCTCGGCTTGCAGCTCCTGCCAGCTGGGGCTGGCATCCATCCCGTTGTCCTGGGTCATCTCGCGCCCTCCCTCAGTGCATCTTCGAGCATGCCCACTACCGTCAGGCCAGGCGCCGCCGGCAGGTTGTCACCGGCATAGATCCTGGCGCGCCGGATGGCGTCGCGCATGCGGGCGTTCTCGGCTTCGACCTGGTCGAGCTGCCGTATCAGCTCATCCTTGTCCGCCTGCAGCTCCTCGATCCGGGCGCACAGCTGGTCCTGGATGTGGTCCTTCTCGTCGTAGACGGCCAGGCTGCCGGCGAGCACCATCTGTTGATCGATGGAGAGCGGGCAGCCGGCGCGCTTCATGGTGTCCTTGATCGTGTCGGCCGGGGCGACCGGTGCAGATGTGTTCATGCGATGACTCCCGTCTCGAATTTCTCGGCGATGATATGCCTAGGGTTGCAGCGTGCCTTGGCGTCTTCCATGAGCCCCATGCGCCAGTGGCTGACCTCGTTGGCCACGCAAGCCTGCAATGTTTCGGACTCGGCCGCCTCCTGGTAGCTGGTGCCGTCATCGGCCACGCACATGACCGTGGCCCTGCACCACCAACGGTTGGGTGTCGCCAGTGCCCACCTGGTGATTCGGTCAACGTCTTGCGCGCTGAGCAGGTGGCGCGGCCAGCGGATGCCGCCGACATAATCATCGTCATCGCCTGGGTGACCGACGCCATGCCAGACCAGCAGGCTGGCCAGGCGGCGAGACCGGTCCTGATAGATCTTGTGTTTCTTCCCGCTCACCTTGCGCTTGTGCTTGCTACGCGCCATAGGGCTCTCCATAAAAATGCCGCCTGGCTAGGCGGCTTCTTCGTCTTCCAGGGTGTCGAACAAGGAGGGCATCGAGACCTCGCGCTCTGCCGCCTCGAGGTACCGCACGCCATCCATGAAGTAGCTGGGATTCAACTCGCTGGCCCGCCCCTTGCGGCCGAGCTTGATGGCCCGATACGGCACGGTGAACAATCCGCCGAACGGATCGAAGACCGTTTCGCCTGGGTTGGAATAGCGGTTGATGATGCGGTCCACGATGTCGAACTGAAGCGGGCAAACGTGGTTCTGAAGACCTCGCTGCGTCTGGCTGCCGTTGAGGGTCAGCATGCGGTTCACGTCATGCCAGACGTCCGGATGGCTGCTGCCCGGGGCCAGGCTCATGAAGGTCGAGGGCAGCGCTCCGCGGCTATCCAACTCCTCGCCTATCCGCACATGCGATTCGTAGTCGTAGACGTTGTGCAGGCTGTAGGTGGTGAACATCTTGGCAAGCTGGTCGGGGCCGAGCTGAGCCATCTCCTCCGGGGAGAGCATGCGGTTGCCGCTTGAGCGCCAGAAGGCGTGAGCGTCCACCTGCCATTGCGCCCGGCTGTACTCCTCCTTCGATTTGGTGACGCGCTCGTCGGCATAGCCCTTGGAGCGATCGGTCTGGGGTTTGCGCAAGATGATGATGTATTCCGGCGAACCGACGCCCATCTTAGTGCCGTCCTTGCACTGCTCGGACCAGCCGAGGCGATAGGTCTGGTTGTTCTCCCTCACCACATCGGTCACGACCGTGATCATGCCCATGTAGTCGAAGCCGTGCTTGCGATAGTGGAAGATGCACTCGGCGTGGAAGGGACTGACCGTGGGCGCGCCGGCGCCAGTGACGTTGCCGAACAGGATCCGGTCCTTGACGTGAATCGCGGCGATGCGGCCGGGCTTGAGCACGCGCAAAAGCTCCGGGGCGAGGAAGTCCATCTGCGCCCAGAAGTGGTCATTGTCATCGGTGTGGCCGAAGTCGTTGTAGCTCGGCGTGTACTCATAGTGGTTGCTGAACGGGATGGAGGTGTGGATCAGGTCCACGCTGTTCTCCTCCATCAGCCGGCACTCCTCCACGCAGTCGTTGTTGGCCACGGTGAAGTGCTCGCCGCTGGCCTCGATGCGCTCGGTTCCGATGGAGCGCTTCAGAATGTCGGCCATGCTCAGGCTGCCCAGCCCATGCTGCTTAATGATCTCGGTCATCTTGCTCACCATGTCGTCGTGCTGAATCCACTTCTGCTTGAGCGCGGCCAGGATCTCCTGCTCGCTCTCGGCATAGATGATGTGAATCTCCACCTGCTCGGTTTGCAGGAAGCGGTAGACCCTGTGCACGGCTTGAATGAAATCGTTGAACTTGTACCCCACGCCGACAAAGATCGCCTTGTGGCAATGGCGCTGGAAGTTGCAGCCCGAGCCGGCGATCACCGGCTTGGCGCTGAGGTATTGGAACTTGCCGTCGGAGAAGTCGATGATGCGCTGCTCGCGGTCTTCCAGGTCCTGCGAGCCGTAGACGGCTTTCGATTCGGGTACCGCTTTCTGAATGGCATGGCGTTCGGCCTCGAGGTCATGCCAAAGAAGAAAGCTGTCGCCTGGATTGGCGTCGAGGATCTCGCGCATCTTGGCGACACGGCCGTCGAGGCTGTCGCGCTTCTCGCGGCTGGCGTCCTGAAGGCTCAGGGCTGCATCCTGGAACAACATGCCCTGGCCCCAGTTGTCGGTACCGGCCTCGCTGTAGTCCACCGGCACCTCGTGGTAGAACACCTTCATCGGCGGCAGGTCGTAGCCGGTGTCGTCGTGGCCGAGGTCTGATGGGCGCTGCACGAACACCGACCAGGAGTTGAGCCACAGCCAGAACTCACGCTCCTTGTGCTTGTAGAGCGTGAGGTTGTTGGCCTTCTGGCTGTCGCGCTGGAAAAACCGGGTCAGCGCCTGGCCGGTATCCATGATCCCAAGGAAGCCGGCGTAGTGAATCAGCTCCTTATAGCGGTTCGGCGAGGGCGTGGCGGTGGCCACAAACTTGAACGGCACCCGGTCGAACAGCGTCAGGAAGGTCTGGTAGGTCTTGCTGCCGAAGCTGCGCAGCACCGAGGCTTCGTCGAGGCTCACCGCATCGAACAAGTTGGGATCGAGTTTGCCGTCCCTGACCGATTCGTAATTGGTCAGGTAGAAGCCGGGACCGTCGATCTCGGCATTGGTGCGGATGAAATCAAACTCGACATCGAGCATGCGGCCGTCGCGCTTGAACTCCTGGCGAACGCCCAGGGGCAGACGATCAGCAGCTTGCCTCCGCCCAGCTTCTCGCCAAGGATCCGTAGCGTCTCGATCTGAATGACCGACTTTCCCAGGCCGAAAGCGGCGAAGATGGCGCGCTTCCCGCCACGCACGGCCCATTGCACGATGTCACGCTGGTGAGGCTTGAGTATCGGGTTGATCTCGTCGGGCTCGCAGCCGAAGCCGTGCATCTCCGACAGCTTGATCTTGCCTTCCAGAAATTCTCGGTACTCCATGCGAGTCTCCATCAAAAAGGCCACCGCTCTGGGTGGCCTGGTCAGTCGTTACTGCTGCGTTTCATGCGGTCAGCTTTCCTGAATGCTCCAGCGGTGGCGTCTTGTCCATGTGCTTGAACATCTCTGCCAGGCGCTCCTCGCTGGCCTCCTGGAAGCGGTGGAAGGCGGCTGTCTTGCAGCCCTCCATGAGCGTCGGCAGCATCTTCTTGAACAGGTCGTCGTCGAGCTGGAACCATTCGCCCTGGTCGGTGAGGATCGGGATTCGCACCAGGCGAAGCCCTGAGCGTTTCTCGGTGACGTTGATCTCGTGGCCCTTGGGCGCTCTCTCCAGCCAGGCGAAGGCCTCGATGGTGCGTCCCGCCATCTCGCCCTCGACCACCTCGGCAGACAGCTCGCCGAAGGCCTTCACCTCGGCGGCGCCCTCTGTATCGCCATCCACCACCTTGATCAGGCGGGTATTGTTCTCGTCGTCGCCGATGATTCGGCTTGTCTTGTGCAGCTTCATTGGCGCGCCCTCCCGGCTCTTTCCAGAACATCCCGGGCCTGCACCACCAGGTCCGCATGCTCGAACAGCCCTTCGTCGTCGTTGATGCTCAGCTGGTGGAGCAGCTTGTCCAGCACTTCCTCCAGCTCCTGGGCGATGGCCAGGCGATTGCCGTCGAAGTCCACGGCCACCACCTGGCCGCCCTGGAATTCCGTGGCGGCGCTGTATCGCGGCACGATCCCCTCGGGGAATCGGACGACGATAGTGTGTGTCTGGCTCATGATTCTGGTCCTCCGATAGTTCGACGATGCGCTTATGGATCGCCTTGAGGGTCGGCCAGCTGACCGTCACCTCCTGCTGGTAGAAGAACAGCCCATCGCATTCGCCACACTCAGGGTCCGGGTCGTCCGCGCCGCATTCGGAGCACATCACCTCAGCCGACTCCTTGAAATCGCCGATCATCCCCGCCTTGTGGCCTGTCTCGGCGGTAATCTCCCGGGGCACCATGACCATGCCTTCTGGTGGAGTGCGGCGGTTCCAGAGGCGGCGGGCGGCGGCCTCACCTGGGTCCCATTCGTTCTCTTCTTCCAGCTCGAGATCTCGCTCGTCTTCGGGGCAGGTATCCGGGCCTTTCGCCTGGCACTGGTCGCACTGGACGAAGCAGCTGCTGAGGGTTCCGCGCTCAACGAAGGTGTCGTCGCTGCCGCAGAAGGGGCAGGGCTTCAAGTCACTCATCGTCGTCTTCCTCCAGTTCCTGCTTCACTTTCGGCCAGCACTTGGGGCAGTAATGCTGATGCCCGTAGCGCGGGTCAGTGACCCAGCCTGAAGACTCAATGGCGCCATCGCTGTCGTCGTTAAGCTCATGCTCTCGGCTGCAGGAGAAGGCGTCGCACTGAATCGTGGTTGTGATAGTCATGCTCTCTCCAGAATCGAAAAGCCCGCCATGTGGCGGGCAGTGGTAAAGGATTCCATGATGGCTCAGGAGCCGGCGCTGGTCTCGAGATCAACGTTGGGTACCAGCGACTCGGGCTTGAAGATCACCCGATAGCGATAGGTGCTGACGTCTGCCTGACGCAGCTGCTCGGCGAAGTACGTCACGTTGTCGCTGAGCCCGAGGAAGTGCTTTTTGTACTGCTCCGGACCCGTCTTGCAGGTCACCTCGAGCTGATTGCCCTGGTCGGCGATAGAGCAGCGCCCCTGAATGGTCAGCATGTACTCGTTGGTGATGCCGTTGTAGAACACGACGCGGCGCTCGATCTCGAACATGTCCGCCGCTTTCGACAGGTTGCGCGATGCCACGTCGGCATCGGATGAGCACCCCGCGAGGACAGTGAGCGACGCGGCGATGGCGGTGACGATCAGTGATTTCATGAAACTGTCTCCTGGAAGGAAAAACCCGCCGAATGGCGGGCGGGTTGGCTGCCGGTACTTGGGTGCGCCCCGGTCAGGCGTCAGTCAAAAGGGATCTCGTCATCGAAGTCGTCGAAGCTACCCGGGTCGGGGGCGCCGTAGCTTCCTTGTCCCTGGCTGGGCTGCTGCTGAGTTCCTTGCTGGCCGCCCTGAGGGGCGCCGTGGCTGCCTTGTTGGCCTGATGACTGCCCCGGGCCCTGCTGCCCCCCTTGGCGAGCATCCAGCATTTGCATATTGAGCCCGCGCACCTCGGTGGCATAGCGGTCCTGGCCGTCTTGCCCCTGCCACTTACGTGTCTGGAGCTTCCCTTCGACGTAGACCTTGGAGCCTTTGGCCAGGTACCGCTGGGCGACCTCGGCCTGCTTGTCGAACAGGATGACGGTATGCCATTCGGTACGTTCCTGGCGGTTGCCGCTTTGCCGATCTGTCCAGCTATCGGTAGTGGCGACTCGCAGCTTCGCGACCGGCGTACCGCTGGGCATGGCGCGGACTTCCGGCGCGTCACCCAGGTTGCCGATCAGAATGACCTTGTTGACGCCGCGTGCCATGCGGGCCTCCTTGTGCAATTCGTGTGGCGGGGCCCGGCAGGGCCCCGAGTGGGTGGTCAGGCGGCCTCGAGATGGGCCATGGCGTCGTCGTAGCCGGCCCAGTTGTCCACGCCGGCAGCTTCGAGGGCGTCGAGTTTGGCCTCAGCCACCAGCAGGCGGTCGTATTCCTTGCGAGTGATCTCGACCGTGTCCGGCCGGGCGATGTCGCTACCGCGCTTGAAGTTGTCGGCGGCTTGAGTGATGCGGCTGGTGTCGAGTGGCTTCCGGTAGCCGGGCTCGCCCGCGCTTGGGCTGTGGCTTTGGATGGCCGGCTCATTCTCGGCCGGCGCCGGTCCCTCCTCGCGCGCCTTGCGCTCGGCCTCGGCCTTTGCCTTGGCTTCCTCCTCCTGGCGGATTCGCTCGCGTTCGGCGTCCTGGCTTGCCTTGGCGGCTTCCTGCTCGGCCTTGAAGCGGCGAAGCTCCTCAAGCTCCTTTTGCTCGGCAGCACGGCGCTCTGCTTCCTCCTGCATCTTGCGGCGCTGGGCCTCGAGCTCTTCCTGTTCTGCCGCCAGACGCTCGCGCTCCAGAGTGGCGGCGTGCATGTTGGTCAGTTCACGAATCACCCTGGCGCGCTCGTCCTCGGCTTCCTTCGTGATATCGAAGTAGCCCTCTACATCCACGGCCTCGGCAGCCTCGATCAGGTCGGCCAGGCCGTTGGAGTCGAGGCCGACGGCCGTGTCGAGAAACGAGGTCACTTCCTTGGCTAGGCGTTCTTGAAGCCGGGCGATGCGTTCCTCAGCCTTGCGCTTTTCCGCCTCGTCTACCTCTTTCTTGGCGGCCTTCAATGGCTTCTCGATGGCTTCGATCTTGCCGATCAAGTCTTTGCCGTAGCTGTTCACGCGATCAATGAATTTTCGGTGCGGCTCCGTGATGGACAGCCGTAGCTTGTCGGTGCTGGTGCGGTAGCTAGTCAGCTCCCGAATGCCCTTTTTGCCTTTCTCATAGCCTGTCTTGTTGGTGAAATCGGGCACCGTGCCGTACTTGGCGCGCAGCTCGGCAAGGGCTGCTTCTACGCGATTGAGTTCCACAAGTTCGGTGGCATAGGGTTGAGCGACTTCTTGTTTCTCGGCTGCGTTATCCATGGGTAGCTTCCTCCTGCTGTTGCTGTTGCTGTTGCTGTTTGGCGGCGCGCTCAGCTTTTACGCGCTCGATGCCTTCATCGCGGGCCTTATTGATCCACTCGATGCCCTTAGCGGGATCGACGCGTGCCATGCTGGCTCGGTCACTGATGCGTTCGAGCATTGTGCTGGCAGCCAGATCAATGCTCTTGGGGTGGGGGATCTTGTGGCGCAGGGTGTCGCATTCGCGCTCGAGCCAGGCTTGATAGTCGGCGCGGTACTTTTCGAGCTCGGCGTCGAAGTCCTCGGCTTTTTCCAGGCGCGTCTCGGTTTCGCGTAGTGCCCGGTAGCCCATGTCGTCGAACAGGCCGGTGTATATGTCAGCGGCGAAGCCGAGCTGTGACAGGCACTTCTTCATCGCATCGGTGACCGACTTCTTGGGCGCCTCGTTGTCGGTGATGAACTGCCCCTTGCTGGTCATGTAGACGGCGCGGGTGTGGCCGAAGTGGGTAACCTCGCCACGCTCGCCGTTCCATAGATACCAGAGGGTCATTTGGCAGGTGTGGGTCTGCTCATGGCCGATGACCTGCTCCTTGAGCAGCACCGGTGCCCCCTGGTCGAAACGGTCCACGTCGATGCGATATCCCCAGCCGATTCCCTGGGGGCCGAACAGCTTGGTGGCCAGCTTGACCATGTGCATGGTGTCGATTGCCGTAATCTGCTGGCCATTGACTTTGGCTGGCTTCACCGCATCGGTTGGTGTCTTTTCCACCTGCTGCCACAGCGCTAGGTGTTCATTGTCCTGAGACATGAGGTATGCTCCTCGGTGATTCGTTTGGACTCGGATCATCCGGCACTGCCCAGCTCCACACTGGTCAGGGCCTTTTTCATGCCGCGAGGTCAGCGGCGGGTTCGTCGGCGACGGCCATGGCCCAGGCTTTCAGTTCGGCGGTGCCGTCTGCGGTCTGGATATAGCGTTCCACCAGATGGCCAACGGTGAGTTCGATAGGCAGCTCGGCTGAGCCGGCACCCAACAGGCCTTCCTCAGACAGATGCTCGGCGAACGACTGCATGGCGTCGGAGTTACCATCCTGCACAGCGTCATAGGCCCGTTGGGCGCGAGGCGTCAGGACGCAGCGGGGATCGATGGTGGTGGACTTCATGCGGCCTCCTGCTTGCGGTTGGCGGCAATCCATTGGGCGAGTTGGTCGCGCTGCTCGCTGAGCGTGCTTGGGGCGCCAGGCCCAGCCTGCGGATTCGGCATTTCTGCCCCGTCGGCCTCGATACTGACGTATGAGTGATAAAGCGTTGCGTTGCTGGCGTTGTATGCGCTGACAACGCTCCACACTCCGTCATCAGCGAACGTGCGAACCTCATGAGAGCCCAATTGCCCTGTCTGCTCGGGCACAGAGGCAATCGCCAGCCGCTGAATCTCGGCTAGCAACTCATGCTGTCGTGTTGAGATGTTCATCAACGACCTCCGGTATTTTTTCGGTGGGAACGCGCTCGATGCGCAGCCGGTAGACCTGTTTGTCGATCATCGCCACGTCCTCAGCGCTGTCTCGGTCTGCCAGCAGTTTGTTGATTAGTGTTTGGTATGCGCACTCGAGGCTCATGCGGACCTCCGGCTCAGCAGCCAGGCCATCGCCCCGCTGGCTGCCAGCATGGCCGCAAAGACCAGCCAGATACCGAGCATGACCGCTGCGCCGACCGCCCACTCAGGTGCGGGCTGGGGTAGCATGCCGACCAGCCACAGGGCTGATTCACGGAATACGTTCATTGCCACTCCCTTAGCTCGCGCTCGAGCTTCATGTCGGCGTGATCGACCGCCAGCTTCACGCAGGTATCCCTGCTCAATCCGCCACCCTCGTCTGATGCCAGCAACCCCTGCATCGCCATGGCGGCGATGTGCTCTCGCTTGGTAAGGCCGGACCCTTCGATGGGAGGTGCACCGGAATGCGGATTGGCTACGTGAGCCTCCATGTCGTCCTGCCACTTGCGCTGCTGTGGCATTGCCGGCATATCTGCGTTTTTCATAAAACCTCCTGTTTGTTTGTTTTTGGGAACACTCACGCACACGGGGGCTCAGCCGTGCTGGGATCGGCCTGGATCAACGGGAGTGCTCTCAGAAAAAAGCCCTCCGGAGAGGGCAAGGCAGGGATTATTCGTGCTGGCAGATTGGCCGCTGCCAGCGCCGGCTATCAGAAACAACACACCCCTCATCATCTAATCGAGTGAATGGTTGTGTGATGCGGTGATTGCCGCATCGGAGAGGGCTGGCCGGTGCTGATCTCCGGCTTTTGCATCAATGACGCGCGCGAACGGTTCTGATGGTTCCTACCAAGCCGCTTGAAGATGTTTTATATGACGCCGTCCCCGGCGCGGAGCCTGCAATCTTGCGAACTACAGGATGCTTGGCCTACGTCATTGATTGCGCATCAGCCTGCGCATTCAGCCCTCTCCGATGCCCGCTCTATTCTCAGCCGAACGGGCAGGCTGTCTACCGCACTACGCAGCGGATCGCGACCATATTGCTAACGCCAGCAAAATGGTTGGCACTCTCGCAGTCCCCGCGCCTTCTCAACCGCTTGCGATGGCAGGCTATCCGCACTGCGCAGCGGGGCTGCGGTGTGCTCAGTCGCGATCGGCGGGAACGTCTACATACTCCCGCGTCGGCGTGTAGGGAAAGGTGATGTCTACGGCGCTTCCTTTACTGGTGAAGCACGCACCACCTGGCTCGCGAAATATGCGCCCTTCACTGTCGTAGGCCGTGCCGTTCTCACGCATGAACACGTGGCCGCACCGCTTGTTCTGGGCCTTCATCTCGTCGCCATAGTCGAGCCATGTCCACTCGTCCGGCTCGCCTGTCAGCGGTCCCAGCGGCTCGAAATTAAGCAATTTCTCCAAGGCGGCGAGCGCATAACTGGCGGAAAATCCGCTGTGACCCTCAGCGGCGAATAGCTGACCCATACGGATCAGGTGAGCCCGCATCATGTTCTGCATCTCGTCGTCGCTTTCCGGCATCTCGCGCCGGATGTGACCGACGATGTTGCTGTCGCCCTCGAGTCGATCCAGCAGCCGGTAAACGCGGCGCTCAAGGCGAGCACGACGCCAGCGGCGGAGTCTTTCAGTGGCCCGTCTCGCGATTCTCGGGCGACATGATTCTGCGATTGCGGTTTCCATCTCTCCTCCTCTACGCCCGGGGCGCGGTGTGGGTTATTCGCTCGGCTTGATGCTCTCCCAGCATTCTTCGCAGAGCGGCCCATGCTCGCCGTCTTCATCTGCGTAAATGCTGTCTTCCTCGCAGCGACCCGTAGGCTCGTCGCAGTCACAACAGAGCTGCAGTGTTCCGGGGTAATTGTCTGCGTTCCATGCCGCGTGCTCGCTCTGGCTCATTGCGTGGCGATAACCGCCTGGCCATGTGTTCATCGTGCTCTCCTATCGTTGTGCATCGGGATAGACACCGGATCCGCAACCGGCCTTGAGCGGCCTTCCGCTCGCTCGACTGCATACCCTCAGAGGCGCGATGCCTATCCCGATGCCGCCTGCATTCTCAGCCCAGGCGGAGGCATTAAGTGGCACTTGCGCAGCTCCCGCGCTCCCAGCGACCTCTCGAAGATGCAATCCCCTACGGGCGGCTGGGCTATTCATTGTTAAAGAGCGTTCCTGCTGCCGTGGGCGTTCTGCCCTTCGACGGTTATCA